TAGGAATAGATGATTGATTTACTATCTTTATTGGTTTGCTTGCCCTAATATCATTTTGAGTGATCACAAGCTGACCAACAGCAGTACCATCACTGGCTTTCAAATAAATATAAGGTGCACCAGAATCCTTGGTAACACTAATAAGTAGTGCCTGCTCTATATTATCATAAGCATAAATAGTTGCAAATGTAGATTCTGTACCACCCCAATTTGATATCCATTTTATACGTGCATAAGATGCTGAGTCAGACTGCGATATGCTAAACCCATTATCATCTAAACGCACGTACCCAACCCCACCAGATATACCGGTATACAAAGCTCCATTTGTATCAATATATAATTTAGGAGTTGTTCCACCTCTAAAATACATTTTTCCAGCAGACTTATCCCAAAATAGATTTGCTTTTGCTGTTCCTGATGTATTGTCTCCAATTAGAATATCACCAACTTCAACAGACTCACTGTTGTATGTTTGTGTGGTTGTAAAAATTGCCAAATTAGTAGTTGCAGCAACAGAAGTATCTGTACCAATAAATACGTCACCATCTGCTTGTAGGTCAATATGCGGCGTAGTATTAGTACGTAGTTGTAAACCTCCAGCAGTCAAATGTACATTACTTTTAGAAGCAGCAACCTCTCCTATTGTAATATTTCCTGTCATATCCCAAGATGCTAATACTGTATCTATGCTACTAGCTCTCTTCTGAAAACGAATACCATTGACCGCATCAATTGTCAAAAAAGAACTATTGTTATCGTACCTACCAAAAGCTGCTCCATAGGTGTTAGCAGCATACCCATATACCCCATTCAGGTTTCCAATAGCCCAATGCTCAGCCCAGGCATTGTATGTACTGGATAGCCTTACATTTCCAACGATGGTTGGGCCTACCTGCGTAACTCCCTTGACACTACTATAAGAATAAAGATCAATAAACCCATCTCCGGCAACTCCGGTATTAAAGATAGCATCTCCGGCATTCCAGGAATTTATACCAGAACCATCCAGATTGCGTGATACTTCATAAGTATAAGGAGATGAAGCTCCAACCGGCCCACTGATCACGCCAAAAAATTCAACACTTCCGGCAGCCTCTGCATAGGCAATATCACCAGCATCCATCTGATTGTGTTTTACGGAAATCGTTGCGGTAACTGGTGTTCTCTTGAGTGCTACCAACATACCAATATTTACGTTTGCACCAGACATTGTACTCGATTTTGTTCCGGTAGCACCTGGGCCAGCAAACGCAACCGTATCCGTTGCTTGACCAATATCAGCAGTACCCGATGTTGTAGCCTGATCGGATCGCTCAGTCATACCAGACACAGTACCAAAGGTACGATTACCCGCTACAGAACCAATAAACACAAGAAGGGTATTCGCTGTACTGGTTGTAATTGATGGGGCTGTACAGGTTGATGAACTGGCATTCTCCTGTGCCCCGTACTGATCAATCGGGCTGAACACATCACAGCCGCTAACAGCCATAATAACACCATCAATCCTACAAGCCACATCAACGGTAAACGTATAATTTGCTGGTTCTGATCCACCACTAACCTTATAGTAAACACTGGTCTTGACACCACCACTTGTGTGGCTGGCTGACATTAACAAAGTCCAAGTGGTATCTGGCGTGGTAATTGTTCTTGCTGTGTTGTTGACAGTTATAGCCACCAGTAGAATATCACCACCAACTTGTCCAGAAGGTTTTGTCAGCACTACGCTAGTCGCTGTGCCCGTTCCGGTATTACTTGTTGATACACTTCTGTATGCTGCTGATGCTTGATTTGGGGCAGTGTTGCTTAGGTCTGCCGTGAACGTGGTTGTTGGACCGACCAGTATACGACCACCAATTGTGGCTATTGTATTCTGTGCTACCAAAGTCTCAACCCATAGTTCTGCGGCATGTAGGGTCAAATACTTTTTATTGATTGCTCCTAGGTTCAGATCATAGGTTGTATTTGGGAGCACATCGTTGCCCACCGGATCAAAGATAAAATCACCTGTAGGTGCAACTGTTAGATTTCCACCAGAGCTTATTGTAAAAGATACGTAGTTGCTGGCATCATATGCCAAGTGCATTTGTTCTGTTGTACTTTGCACGTGCAAAGAATAGGATGGTGATACACCAACACCCAAGCGCACAAGCTGGAGATATCCGGCGGCAGTTGATGCTAAAATAGATGCTGTAGCACCAGGATTGCTGCTCGATGTAATAGCATGAGTGTGGCTACCAGAAGCTGAGTTTGTCGTGCTGACAGTCAGTGTCCCTGGCGTAGTCAGTGCTACATCATCAGCATTAACCGTAATACCATTACCAGCACCGACTGCAAAAACTCCACCCGTAAATGTCAAACCTGCACCAGCATAGGTACTTAGCAGTGTCCAAACTGGTGTGTATGGGTTTGCACCAGTAACTGGTATCTGATACTGGGCTGTGCCATTCGATACCCCCACCGTATCAGCCCCTACTGTGATCAACGTACCAGCCCCAACAGACAAAACTTTGCTTGCTATTGTCAAACCAGAACCAGCAATCGTGTCTGCAATTTCCAGAGTTTTTGCTGGTGTTGTGCCAGTTAAAGAAAGACCAGACGTTGCAGATAACTCAATCGAGTACACATTTGTACTCCAAGTAATACCATCTCCGGCAAATGAGCTTAGCAATGTATAAGATGGTGTGTAAGGACTCTCACCAGTCACTGGTACTTGATACTGTGCTGTACCATTTGATAGTCCAACACTATCTGCCCCTACAGTGATCAGCGTACCTGCACCAATATCGAATACCCCTGTGCCCCAGGATAAACCTGCACCAGCAAACGTGCTCAAAGCTGTATAAGCTGGAGCATAGGGAGATACACCAGAAATGAGCACCTTGTACTGTGCATCTGCGTTTGGTAGTGCTCCAATAGGAAACTTTGAAGTTCCATCCAGTGCTAACAAGTATCCCGCTGTTGGTGTGGATGATGCATGAAATGTATCTACCGTGTCTGCATTTGTAAGACTTCCGGTAAGGCTATCTGCCACAACATTTTTGGCATAGATATTATTCCACTTTTTTGTGGTTGCACCAAGATCATAGACTTCGGTTGTGTCAGGGGTTACACTTCCGCTGAGCACACCGCCTGCTTTACTTAAAAAGTAGACAGCAAGCTGTTTTACATCCTGTAAAGAAATCATTATCTAACACTCCCACTGCTAACACCAATCCGTGCAAGCAAAATGTCCATAGCCACACTACGTTTTCCAAATTCAATATCCAATTGATTGTTATCAAGATTGTACGCTGTCCTGGCAACAATACCAGAAGATAGCATAGCTGAAATCTGTGCAGATGTATAACCCACAGAATAGATATTGTCAGATATTGTAATAAAATCTCCAGCACGAAGCATATAAGGAAAATCGGAAATGCCACCGAATGACAATGGCTTCCCCTGTACAACTATCCTGGTTGTCTGCTCAGGTTCTGCATACGCCTTTATTGCTAGTGCACCAACAATATTGGCAATTGTATCATTTGACTGTCCAATATTAATGCTACCCTCACGAACTCCATACTTCAATTGACTGGCTGTGTCCTCAAACCAGTCTGTAAACGTAGCCCCAATAACTTCATCATCATATAAAATTTGGATTTTGTTATATACCTCAGACCTACTTCTGCTCAGAGATATAGAAGCTCCACCTGCCAGATCGTGCAGTGCAATAAACCAATCTGGATTGTCTGTAATTTGTTTTTCATGTACTAAGAATGGTCTACGCTGTTCCCATATCTGAAAATGAAGAGGACGTGGATCATTGTTGTTGCCAGGATCACCACCGTATTTCAATGCCTCTTCAATAGCATCTGCCAACTTTGACTCACCAGTAAAATCTTGCGGTGTTATATCCAGATTAGATTCCTCAAGCTGAGATTTATCGTTCCACCAAACATCATCTGCTAAATCAATAATATCTTTAATAATTGCTGTAGCAGATTTTGCTACAGACCCATCATAGATCATTCCAAAAGTAAGATCGCTGGCATGTCCATAATATCCAATACAACTTACCGACACACCATCGGTATCCAGATCAATCGTGTCAATTCTCCCTTCATATACACGTCTACCATAACAGTCAAAAGCCACCACATGATAACCAACATAAGAAGAAAACATTTTGTGAGACTTCTGCTGAAATGAAGGCACTTTAAATGATGCATTTCCAAACCCACCATTTATCAGTGTTTCAAACTGAAAGTTGACTGGATTATAGATAGTCTCCATATAAGTCTCTGTTGTTTCAACAGAGCTAGACCAAATTACAATACTAACAGCTAAATTCACGAAAGCACCTATACAAGAACATTGAACTGAGGAACATAATATACCTTGGCAGTAACATAACGATCAATATCGGCACTACCATAATTAGCACTTTGCATTAGAAAAAATAACTTTTGATCCTTTCCTGGTAGTAAAGTTAATCTTGGCATTAGTCCATAGGCATAAGGTAGGTTATAAGAACCTATCTTTGCATAAACAACGTCTATCCAACCATCGTCAATAAAGGTAACAGATTTAGCACCTGTGCTCCTAGCTTCTAGAACACGGTAGCCGCCATTTACAGGTAGAAAATAAATATAGTCTAAATTCAAATACTTTGAATTAACATCTGAATTAGCATACAGCTTAAATTCAAAACCATCCTGATTGGTTATATAAGAATCTTGATTTATAAAAACAACCCCAAAATCAAGTACCTCAATACCAGACGGTGAATCATTTGGTTGTGGTCTAATCCAACCCGTATCAAATGTAGATAGGCCATCATCTGTTAGCCAGAAAGCAATTTTATAGTTTGATGCTGCATCCCAGCCTCCTCCAGAAGATGGAAGTGTTCTACCAAAAACTCTATATGCACCCTTCATAGCTGCCGACTGAACAGCGGTAGTTGAAAAACTAAATAATAGAGTACCGGTTGATGTTGGGCTATAAACTACTCTTGTGTAAGTACCTCCACTACAACTACCATCACTAACTGGAGTTGGGCTATCTTTTACATAAGTTGCATCACTATTATCAAACATTGTTTTTAGATTGGCTGTTGGATTCTGCTCTACTCCAATGTGTACCTTGTTTGTTGCATAGTCAATCTCTGCTCTAGTTTGTAGCTCAAGTCTAAGCAAAGATGGATATCCACCTAAGATACTTGATCCACTTATGGATACCCAGTTGTCATGCCCCGTACCAGAATCATCATGATTCTGAACAACTAATCCGCTTGTGACATTTGTACCATTACCATTTGTCAACGGCAACGCTGTCATAGACCCACTATAAGGTGATGCGCTAAATGCCAACGGGTAACATACTAATGTGAGCACAAAGTCGTAAATAACGTAGTAACTACCTTCCTGCTGTAAAATATTCTCAACAGAAAGCAAATCCTCGGGCCACTTCAGATCACCATCAATAATCTCGAAGTAGGATGCGTTGGTTGCACCATCTATCTTGAACTGCAATTCAACTCTGCTATTAATGCGGTAAATTGCATTTCTTCGGGCACGTTCAAGTGTACGCTCAATCAATGTTATGTTGTTGATGAGATTGTCCATTGATGTTCCACGAACTTTAAATGAGATTTCAATAGTTCTATTCTCAAATGAAGATGAAATCAGATTTGAGCCATGCAAATAGGATGAGCCACCCACCCATACCTGCTTCTTTGATAAAGGTGAAAACTTTAAGCCTTGATCTAGCAAAACATAGCTTGTTCCACTTAAAAAATCAATTGTCCCTTCAGCACTTACAATCTTTACTGTGTATGCCATTACTAACCTCCAAAGTTATAGCCGAGCTTTCCCCTGGCTTTCTTCGTAATCACACGTTCAACTTCGGCAGCAATTCTGCGAATATCATCATCACTGCGAACAGAGTCCTTACCAAAATTAAGAGTAAGACTATATGACCCACTACCTAAAGCTGTAACTTGATCAGGTACTATGATAGGTATATTCGTGCTTAGTACAGGTGAGATTGCAGAATTAATAAAACCAGCGTTCCTGGCTGCCTCTGAGTCAACGCCTTCTACAAAACCTTGAATGGTATACATGCCAATCATTTCAAAAACCTTTGATGGAGACTTTATACCAAGTAGGTTCTTAATGATTTTAACTGCACCTGAAACAACATTAGTTACTGCATTGACTACATTCCCAAACATGCTTGAAATACCATCAATCAGACCTTGGATAATCATCTTGCCAATGGTCACAAACTGTTTACCAACTTCTTTTGCAGTATTAGCGGCTTTCGTAATATAATCACCAACTATTTTTACAACTTCCAATAGTTTTTGTCTAATTGTATTTACAACCACCGCCCAAATTACTTTTACAATTGTAATAATTAGATTCCATGTAGCTGTCCAGAATGAAACAACATAACTTAGATATGTGACAATGACACTCCACACAGCACTAAATATACCTGCCCAAAAGTTATAAATAGCTGACAGTATGCCTGCCCAAAAGTTATAAATAGCTGAGAATATATTAACCCAAAATGTATAAACAATCATCAATCCTGCCATAATGCCCGATGAGATTCTTTCCCAAAGCGTTACTGCAATTAGCTTTATATCCTCCCAAATCTGTGCCCAGGTAGCTTTAATTGCATCTGTAATACCAAAAAATGCTAGTATCTCGTTAAATTTTGTTCTTATGTATAGTGCAATAGCGTCCCAGGCACTTGCCACAGCTATTTTTATGTTTTTCCACGTAGTAGACAAAAATGTAATTATGCTATTAAATCTTGTAACAATTGTTGCCCACAGCGCAGACAATATAATAGGTATACTGACAAAAGCCAATGAAATACTAGTTGATAAATTAAGCCAAAATATACGCCAGCTTACAAACAACTTAAAAGCCCAAGCAATAAGTGTAGCAAACCAGCCTACCAACGTTCCAAATGCACCAACTAAAAAGCCAGCAACAAACCCTACAACTCTTGCTAAGCCAAGAAATAGTGTGCCAATCATTTTCAATATACCTTGACCACTAGGCGATTTAAAATATTCAACTATTCTTGAAAAAGATTCTTTTATAGATTCAAATGCTTTCTTTAGCCTATCAAACGTTCCTGGGTCAAAACCAGCTATAAAACCAGCAATGAAATCTTTAATAACTGGCAGATTTTTGAAGTCTAACTTCGGTAGTTTCACCTTTACTTTACTGAAATTAAAAACAGAACTCCAGTCTACATTCTCTATTGCACTCCATACGCCTTTGATTTTGTTGGTCACTTCACCAACCGCAGTCTTTACTTTGTCAAACTTATCCTTAATGTCTGCTATTTTCTGCCCGATGTTATACAGCATCGTATAATAGTTATACATCTCTGGATTTGAGAATGCTTCTGCACTAAGAGGTGGAACACCTGCCATACCGTCCTTGAGACCTTGCAGCATCTGTCTACCTTCGTCAAGACGCTCGACAAAACTCTTGGCTGCTTCTGTAGCATCGTCTATTGTGGCTTGAGTTTCCTCGTCAACACCAGCATCCAAAGAAGGGAATTGAAAATCTTCTAGTTCACTAGCAAGTGAACCTACACCCCTGCCTAACTTCTCAACAGCACTCAACAGCTTCTCGATAATATCTTCCTGCTCCATCATGGCATCAACCATTGCCTTCTGGAAGTCAAGTTGTTTCTTTTGTTCCTCAGACTGCGCTTGCAGGGCTTTCTCTTCTACACTCAAACTGCGCAGAGATTTGTCACGTACTCTCATAGAGCCACGAATATTTGCAACCTTATCCTCAATTGAGTCATTAGACCTACCAACTGCGGCAATCTCAGCATCATACGTTCTCAGGATACCCTTTCTCTGCTCTTCAATTTGCAATAAACGCTGTTGAATTGCTTCATACTTTATGTTCAACTTAATAAGCTCGGCAATATCACCCTTTAGCTCACCAGTTCCATCCAGAGCTTCGTCAATTAAATCCGTGTCAATAATCCCAGTGTCATTGTACTTAGATAAGGCAGAAGATAGAACAACACGAGCCTTGGCGTACTTAGCCAAAGCTTGATTTAGTGCATCACCTTCAAGACCTCTCGTCAACTGCTTCTCGATCATCTTACTTACATCAGATAGAACACCGAAGTCAGCTTGCTTGAAGCCTTTCAGATATGTTTTTAATAATGCACTGCCCCACTTATCAATCGAGGATAGTGGGCCTTCTTTTGGAGGTGAATGTGATTCGAAGAAACCAGCGATTAGGTTGGCAATCCACGAAATAACTTTGAGCACAGCCGCTGCACCTTGAGCCAACCCGTTTGCGTAGGTTGTCATCAGGTTCTCGCCCCACGTAATAGCTGCGTCAGCAATCCCCCTAAAGAAACCAGCTACGTTTACACCCATGCCAGCCAGCAGCTTTAGCACAAGCACTATTGCACCAGCAATAAGAGCTGGCCAACCAAGGAATGCCTTAGCTACACCACCAATAATCGGAATGAGTGTTTGAATACCTCCGATAATACCTGGAATGGCTTTTGTAAACAAACCAAATGACATGGCTAACAATTGCACACCATGAAATAACTGACCAAATAGCATCAACAACGGGCCGGCAGCAAGCACAGCAAGCACAATGCCAATAACCTTTAGCTGTTTAGCTGCACCACCCGCACCCTCTCCAAGAGCCTTGAACCAAGCAGAAAACTCCTGAATAAGCGGGATCAGTATAATGGCAATCTTATTCAGAACTGGTAGGAGGGCATCACCAACCGTAATGGCAGCATCATTTACATTATTTTTTAGTGCCGCCATCGTATTCTTTGTAGACATCATTGCTCTGTTATACTCTTCAACAAGAGACGTGCTTCTTTCCCATTCAGCATTAGCCGTTGCAATAGCTGAACGAACAAGGTCTGTATTGTTTGCCATTGCTGCTAAGGCACGACCACCACGCTCATCGGCTGTGTTAATCAGAGCATATAGTGCCTCAGCATTCTGCCCTTCATCACGTGCCTTATTAGCTGCATCAGCAATATCCAGATAAACACCCACAGCATCGTTGTTAATTTCATTCAATACTTTTTGGACTGTTGAATATTTTTCTGTAGCCCCCATCAACTGAGCAACTCTTTCAGCATTCTTAATCAACTGTGATGATGTGCGCTTTAGGGCAGTGCCTGCTTCTTCCTCTGACAAACCCATACTAACCATAGCCGCAGATAGTCCAGCAGCCTCCGCAGCAGGAATATTTAGCAGACTTGCAGACTGAGCAAACTTACTCATAGATGTCATAATTGCCGATGCTGATGCATTTGTATCATTCTCAAGTTTGTTGATAACATTACCCAGTCTGAAAACGTTATCGGCTGATTCGTTTAAGTTCCAGCCAAACGCATTAGCAATACCAACCATAGATGTTGCGATTTCTTCGCTGTTCATATCCATAGTCTGTGTCATCATCTCAAATACTTTTGTTAGGTTATATATGGCATCAACCCCCTTGATACCAGCCTGACCTACAACCTCAGCCACCTTAGCTAACTCAACATGTGATGATGCAGTGACTGTTGCCAAACCCCTGATCTTCTCCCTCAACTCACCAGTTTGCTTTGTTGATATTCCGGTGGTTTTCTGAACCCTGATCATAGAATCTTCAAAATCAATAGCAGAGTTTGTGGCTTTCATCAAAAAGCCAATTAGCGGAATAGAAACAAAAAACATTAGGGAACGACCAATGTTTGTAATACCCTGGGCAGCTACACGGAATGATTCGTTTAGATTTAGAAACTGGGTAGAAACAGCTTTCGTAAAAGTAAGAACTTTGCCAACCCCACCTGATAGTGTATTGGTAACAGAATCAATTGCCCCTCTTCCTGACCTAAGAATAGCGTCAGCAGATGCAAATGGATTTATGTTTCTTACATTTGCTGTTGGAACAGAAGATGTTTTGGCTGTGGAGCTTGCGAAAGTATTAGCTGCTTGCGAAGCAGTCTGATAGCCACGAGCTACCTTGTTCAGCGCACTAACACTTGTACCCAATGCCGTAATATTCTTTTCGGCTGTATTCGTGCGTGTGCTCAGACTTGTAATATCTTTATTCATACTCTTCAAGTCTGCTGACGCATCCATAGTCTTAGTAGCAGTCTGACCTAGCTTAGCATTCAGAGTATCCATTCTCTTACTAAGAGTAGTAAGAGATGTATTAATCTTGTTTACTGTAGCAGGAAGAGTCTGCAAGCTGTTTGCCAGCTTTTCAATTGCGGCAATTGCTTTAGTTGACTGAGCTTCAATTGAGATGGTTACTTTGTTGGTCGCTGCCATGATCTACTCTCTGGTAATTTTTGCGTCCTTGAATAATGGAGACTTTGATGATTCTCCGCCTTCGAGAATCACGATGGTCTTGCCTTCTTCTATCTTTCCACGCTGCCTCGCTATGCTGCTGGAACGCTTTTGCCAGGGAACTAGACTATCAAGAACCCTAGATAATTTCTTTTCATAATCCTTTAGAGATGAAGAACCCTTCTTCTCCATCGGAGTCCTGGACAGTGGTGCTATATTCATTTCCATTCGCCACTGCTCTACCTTATCCTCCTGGATCATCTTGAAAATGTTCAGAAGATCAGCAATCCCATAAATTTCTGCATGATCTAAAATCTGATCATCCGTCCAGCCATAAGCAGAACGGATGTTATGCATTAACCTTGGGAAGCTACTTGTGATTGTGTGCCTGAGAAAAAACGGTCGATTAGTTTCCTCACCGCTGGTTGATTGTTGTAGACTTCAACTAAAACATCAATGAGCACAGCGATGTCGAAATAAACCTCAGCATCTTCCTTAGAACAACCAATCAGCGCAACAAACAACTCAATCAGTGCATCGGCTGTCAGGTTATCAATAATCTGGCTGATGAAGTCAACCCCGCTCTCTACTTCAACCGTGCCATCTTTCGATATGTTTTTGAGTGCACGAAATCCATATTTGGATATCCAACGAGAGATGAGCACAACCTGCTCAGCCTGTGCACGACCTGTTTTAATAACCTGATATTCTTTTTCACCAACAGTTACAAGCTTGCCTTCCATATGTCTATTCTCCATTCATCACTAAATTAAAAAACCCCAAGAACTCTACACACAAAGGGTAGAGCACTTAGGGTTTTTGTGGTATTACCAAAATATTACGGGCTTACACGATCTAATGCACCTTGACCCTCAAAGTCAACCGATAGGGTTGCGAAGTCGTCAGTGTTTACACCGTGCTCAACCGAAGTCAAAATTGCTTGCCCTTGCCAATACTTGGTTGTAACCTGACGGTCATCATAGAAGCGCAGGTAAATGGTATTACCAGCAACCACCGTGTCAAAAATTGCATCGCTTGCATCGTCATAGTAACCAGACAATGAACCAGACCAGGACATCCAAGTACGAGCTTTCTCTACCCAGGCATCTGCCATAGTAGCCACAAAAACTTTGTGCTCGGCGGAATCTACGTTGATCGAGATTGAGAACTCGTTACGTTCTGTAATCTCAGTCCAAACAGTTCCATTTGTTGAAAGTTCGACCTTTGCGTTAATACCTACAATAGCTGCCATGCTATCCTCCTAACAAGATTTCATCATCACCTCCTGCACACTAGGTAGTCTATTTTTATATAGCTTCACAAATCCTTTTCTTCTCACTATCTCCAATCACTTTTGAAAAGAAAATGCAAAATATTCTATGGTGCTTTTATTCAGCCTTTTTTCTGCTCATCGCAGCCCACGATCCGATGTGATCCACAACATCAAAGTCGGACAGTTCGTCTACACTAACCAGATATCCAGGCACATATAAAACACCTCTATGCAGTTCACCTCGCCTACGACCAACCCTATATTCAGTGACCACAGAATCGGCGGCAAACTTTAACAGAAAATGCACATGCTCGTCTTTAATCAGATCAGCATCAAATAGTACACTTCTATAAGCGTTCTTTACACGCTTATATGCTTTTGCCAACCACTCCTCTGCGGCACTTGAACCCATCAAGAAATCTGCCTGTGGTTTGACTTCTTCATCGTCGGCAACCAATTCTTGGAGCACAGGGTCTACGAGACCTTGTTCATTCTCTTCAAGCGTAGGCTCAACTTTTTCTTCGGATTTATCTTTGCCCATGTAAAACCTCCTAGTTTCTATCGTAAACTTCAATTACAAAAGGCAACCAGTAAAATGGCGCATCTGCCACAGTAACTGTATCTGGTTCACCTATATCAACAACCGTTACCAGCGGAACTAAACCGCTCAGTGTGTGATCATCATTGAAAAGACCTGCCAACTTATTCACAGCCCCACGCAACCTAGTATCAATCTCGTCAGCCGCATCCTGGTAGCGCACCAGAAATACACCTATGATTGACCATATCCATACCTGAGTAGAGAAAGGTTTGCGTGTGTCCTGCTTTCCACCGCCAAAATCTATAAAGCACCCATAAGGTGCATTCTCCTCAAAGATATTGGTAAACATCGTGTCGATGTCACTAATCACACCACGAGTTGTGCCTAGCTCAGCACTAAACACAGTGTTTATCTTGTCCATAACAGCTTGCTCAACAACGTCATAATTTTTCATTAGATTAACGCCCTTCGACTCTTTCTCTTCCTGCCTGTGCTGATGTACTCAACATAGATTTGAGCAACACCTGCAAGAATCTTGTTGGCTTCCAGGTTAAAACCCTTGGTCTCCTGCATAACCTTGGTTGGATAGTCAAACCTGCCCTTTCCTGTTGGATACAAGCGCATCCAGTGAGAGCCACTTGCAGTTTCAGAAGGTTGTGCACTTGAACCATACTTATAGAGCCTGGACATTATCCTGTAGTATGGGTCATCATCACGCTTCTGATTTTCTCCAGTATAGGATCGCATGTAGCCTCTAACTGTATGCTGTTTTCCTAACTTTGACATGCGCTGGTAAGAGCTTACTTTGTACTGTGCTCTCTCGTAGTAGCTTCTAAACTTTAGCCCTTTGTTCTCAGCCCACTTCTTTAGAACCTCAAACTTAGGAGTCTTGTAAGCACCAAAACCTTTTCTAATTACCGTGTTGGCAATTGTTTTTTCACCCTCTACAACAGCCCAGTAAACAATACCCTTGTCACTTCTGATCTTTTCAACAAAAAGGTTTTCAGATGCTGAGCCAGATGCACCAACCCTATACCTGTGTTGCTTAGACAACATGGATGACATGCGTCTTTTAGCGAACTCAGCTATCCCCTGTGCACCATCGCTGGTGGCTTGGTTCAATTCTCTGATCTCACCAGACCTCTTTAGCTTGTCAATAAACTTTCTGTCAACAAACGTTACCTTGAGAATGTCAGCCATTATCTAACCCTTACTCTGTCTCTCCTGAGAACACGCTTCATAATTTGTTGCAGGTGAGATGTCAGACCAACATTTAAATTTGGAGTATCTTCTGTGATCTTTGTGTCTGGCTTAGCCCACTTTACACTTGCGTCTGCACCATATCTCTTGCGATAGTTGATCATCGCCGCAATCATGGAAACTGCTGCTAGGCGCACAGGCTCAGGAATGACAAGTGATCCAGATGTATAGGAAACCTTGACATTTAGAGTCCCCTTTGGAAAAGTGGCATACTTTAATTCAATCGTTGACAAAAACATGACATAATCACTTGTTGATACAAGTCCTTCGTCAATGTATAGAGCTTCTATTGAATGAATAGGAGACTTACGAACCACTAAAATATTTGTACTATCTCCGTTATGATATTCGTCTGTGATAATCTCCAGCCCACCAAGGAATGGCTGATCTAGGTGCTGTTTTATCAGACCCTCGACCATATCGCTCCAGGAATCTTTTAACTCAGCCTCGGTTATTGGCTGTACATCCATTACATCTTCTTTAGTACAAAACGTCCACGCCATAAATTCCTCCAGTCTATATATAGACTTTCATTATCTACAATCGTTTGATCGTTAAGAATGAAAATTTATGACAAGTTTGGGTGTACACGGAAGGTGTGAATGTCTGATTTCCACTCACCCGTATCGAGATCAACCGTAACCTGATAACGCCACAGGCCATCCACATCAAGATCAGATACAATGGTGTCATAAAATAACTTTCCATCTGAACCATCTGTATAAAATGATGCTGCCTTTACAACGCTATCTCCATGTGTAGGCTTTACAAATGTGATTGTTTTCGATGTTGCGCTGGAGATATCAACTACCTGATCGTCCTCATCCTTGACTGTTAGAATAAACCTAGTACCGGCATCTCCAACTCTGATTTCTTTTTTTGACATAATTACCTCCACTAATCAATATATACATCCTGGTCTACTTCACGTACTATTTGTACAGCACCAGACTTGTCACGATTTATACTTACAATGTTGTCTGGTTTACCCATAATGTGTACATCAGATTTCAACCCACGAGTTACGAACACGAGGTCAACCTGAGTCCTGGTGATATACACCGTTGCAAGTATTTCCTCGCCCCATGCAATTGTAATAACCGATGTACCAAATGCTTCTGTTGATGATATCCCGTTCGGATATATGAATTTTAGGTTAATCAACAGATAGATACTTCCAAATGTTTCACCAGAAGCAATATCTAATGGGTAAACAAATACTACTCCGGTAGTTACAGTTGGATTGCTAAATGCTTCTTCACTTTGAGTACCATTTACGTAGATCGTTAGATTGACAGTTGCACTACCAAAGGACTCAGCCGATAGTATTCCTACCGTATGTACATAGGAAGTAAATGTTGGTACACCGAACAACTCAGATGATACTATGTCGTGGGCATAGATTATAATGCTGAGCACAGCAGTGCCAAATGCCTGTGCACTCGGTATTCCTGTTGGCAGTACATAAGCAACTCCTGGTTGCACTGATGGATTACCGAAAGCTTCACCACTTGTAATGCTTGTTGGTATAATATAAAACTCACCTGCTGAAACAACGGCGTTACCAAGTGCTTCGCCAGAAACGATACCAAAAGTATAAATTGTAGTAGCACCAACACCAATTGTAGGTGCACCAAAAGCCTCCACTGACGTGATTGATTCAGGCTGTACGTGACGTGATATTCTTATTTGACCAAATGCTTCAGAAGATGTTACTCCAACTGGACTTACAAACAGAATTATTTTTGCAGCACCAAAGGACTCTGCTGATCCTATACCAGACGAATTTATATATACCGTGATCTTTGTTAACGTGCTAACACTTTCAGCCGAAACTATTCCAGAAAGAGCTATGCTTGCACTTGTTGTAGTAATAGGTATGCCAACTGCTTCCGAAGAAGCTATTCCAGAAGGAGCTATACTTACTGATCCAGTTGTAATCGAAGCAGTACCAAAAGATTCTGCACTATATATGCTAGAAGGCACAACAAATATTTGTCCACTGCTGACAATTGCATTACCAAATGCTTCACTCGATCCAATACTCGCTAGTAGTATCTCTACAATACCCTGGGTTAGCTCAGTTGCTCCAAACACTTCATCAGACGCAATGCCTAAAGGAAGAACATACAAGGTCAGCTTTGCTGTACCAAATGACTCTGCACTACTAATTCCAGAAGGAAACAATGTGACATAACCTGTATCAATAACAGATTGGCCGAAAAACTCTGCACTGCTTATGCCTGATAGATAAAAAATTATCCCGCCAGCACTTATCAAGGCTGTGCCAAAGGCTTCAGCACTGGAAATTCCACTTGGCAAGATAGTCACCAATCCACGCAGCACTGATGCATTACCAAAACCTTCAGAAGAAGATATTCCAAGCGGATTGATAAAGAAAATACCAGTAATTATAGTTGGTGTACCAAATATCTGAGCAGAAGCAACTCCTATAGGAACTACTGTTACTAATCCACGTAATACCACCGATGTACCAAATACTTCCGATGACACAACACCAGAAGTAATTAGCTTGTAACTAACCTTGGCAGTACCAAAAGCTTCTTCTGAACTAATACCAGACGGAGCTGCTGTTACAGTACCACGTAAGAGCACATGTGTACCAAAGCTTTCGAAGCTACTAACACCACTTGGTCTAATCTGAAGATTTAGCTTAGCTATTCCAAAAGCTTGGACTGATGCAATACCAGAAGGGGACAGAGTAACTGCCCCTCTTCCAACTGTAGCTATACCAAAAGCCTGTGCAGTGGCTATGCCTGACGAAGAAATCGTAACAGCCCCTCGTGTGAGCGTTGCAGTACCAAAAGCTTGTGCCATAGCAATACCAGAAGGCAAAACTGTAACTGCACCCTTGGTTATTACTGGAGTACCAAAAGCTTGTACCGTAGTAATTCCCGTAGGCTTGGTATACAAAACAAGTTTTGCAGTACCGAACGCCTGTGCTGTTGCTATGTCAAAAGGCTTTACAGAAAGATTTAGTTTAGACGTTCCAAAGACCTGATCGGATACAATCCCTGACGGAGATACTATAACTGATCCACAAAGTAGCGTGGCAGTACCAAAGGATTCAGCAGTGGCTACGCCAGAAGGATATAAATATGTTGCTCCGACTGTTGTAGCATGGTAAGACAGATTGTCAATTGACAAACTGTGTGATCCACCAGAAACCCTGAATAAACCTATTTGTAGTGTTCCTACTGTAGTAAATCCGCTGGCACTATCATCAATCTCCGTGCCCCATCCCCCAGGTTCTGTGCCTGTCCAAACCGTTGCTCTAATGTTTGTCCCATCTACCTGGAAGCGCAGACCACCAGCACTTAGGCTGGCTGTCCATGAACCTGTGCCGATCTGAGCACGTGCTCCTGCAACAATTCTGTTGATGACATAGCCACCATCATTGTTTACAACCAACTCGTAGGCTCGTGTGGGCTTGTCGGCTGTGTTCCAGTCACGAGATGCACGTAAAAACACCCTGAATGCTGCCTGGGTTGAATTGTCTCCCCAGGTAAAATCAAGGTAAACTTCCGCATTTGATTTGTCTGTTGCATAACCTATAGCTCTTGCATAGCTGCCAGCATCCCCACCAACAGACAAGTAACCCTGATTTCCATTAATAACTATCGAAGTTGAAACTATAACAGAAACAACCTGTGTACCAAAAACTTCAACCGTTCCAATGCCTGCTGGCTTTATTTCAAGAGAAAGCTTAGCTGTTCCAAACGCCTGTGCTGTAGCAATCCCTGAAGGAGCAACATTGACAGACCCCCTTGTTACTGTAGCTGTTCCAAACGCCTGTGCTGTAGCAATCCCTGAAGGAGCAACATTGACAGACCCCCTTGTTACTGTAGCTGTTCCATATGCTTCTACAGAAGCAATATTACCAACACTACTAACTTGTAGGATATCTTCACGAAGTGATACAGCTATCATTGTTGCATCATCAGATGCTTGAGTCCATCCGGCAGATACATTTGTTGTAACTACACTACCATAGTAATAAACACCTGCTGTTTGGCTGGTGTAATCATATTCATACGCCCCAGTAGTCCACCCAGTAAAAGGAGTAATGCCACTTACTGCATTTTGCCCTGAATGAAAACCAACTGCATCAAAACAGTTATATCCACCATGATTCAAAGTAACTGATGGGTTTGTTCCTGCTGTCGTATTTATTGTTGTGTCAATATCTTGAGTAGTAATGTTATAAGAACCAGTAACAGTAATACAAACCGCAACTTTTGTGGCAGAACCACTTACTGTTACAGTAACTGTTTGGCTTCCTGTAGGAATACTACTTCCTGCAAAAAAACAATGAACAACTGCTGTTTCTCCAGATGAGTGTACAAGAGGACTTCCACTTACATTACTTAGAGTTGCGCTACCATATGTGACACTTGACACCTGACTTGATGTGCTTGCGTTTTGAATAACAAAAACGAGCACACCTCTTGGTGTACCCACTGGAGTATGTGTCCAACTCAGGTTTCCAGTACCTGGAGTAACATTACTAATCTTATCGAATGCTATAGCCACTAGTTAGTCTCCGTTACCCACAAGACAGATGACCACGCTTCATCATCTGCTCCTGTGAAGTCATCCTCGAATGGGAAGTATGTCAGGTATGCACCAGAAGAAAAGGTCTCTGCTGTAGCAATCCCTGCTGTTGATACATTCACAGCACCCCTCAGAATAGATGCCGTGCCAATCGCCTGAGATGTTACTATTCCAGTAACAAATAATGTGAAACTTAATTTTGCTGTTCCAAAAGCCTGGGCTGATGCAATACCAGATGGTGCTAAATCCTGTGTAGCTCCACCAGTAGCTACCCAAGGCAGCACAAATATTGGAGCACCCCAACTTACAGCAGGTGGCTCTTCATCTGTTAGTGTTCCGCCTTCTGTAAGATTGTTTCCATTACCTGAATAATCTCTGACTCTTTCACCAGAACCAGGAAACATTGGCCAGAAACCCCACAAGTCGGCTGTCCTTATAGGTCTTATTGAGTTTGATTCTGCTATAAGCTCTGCGTCAGACAAATTTGTTGTCCAGGCTTTACAGTATGCTAAACGACCATTTAGAAACTCTCCAGTAAAAACACTATCTCCAAAAGAGAATAGTGTTGGCGATGCACTGCTGACGGAGATACTGCTAGACCAGCCGACTGTATTTCCACCAGAAAGTATATATCCGCCAGTAGCTAAATTATCAATTTGACTTATTGTTAAAATGAGATAAACCCACTGATCAACAGTAGCCAGATAGATATTTGAATTTCCATTGTTAGTCCACATATGCCAGGTCAAGCCATCACTAGATGTTTGCACGTAAACAAACTCGTTACTGTCATAAGATAAATTTACGAATGTAGACCAATCATTTCTATCAGTAATGATCCTAGCCCATCCTGTAACAGTAAAACTGGACTGCAAATTGGAAGGCAATCCAGTTGTCTTAGTTAGCTTATCGCCGCTGGCATCAAAGCGTACAGCCATTATGCACCGTCACGTATCTCTACTGAAAGTACGTAGCAATCTCCTGTGGCTGTATCATTTGTTCCGTCTGTTGCATCTCTGGCAAGAGAAAATGTGATCCAGTCTCCGGCAACTGCACCATCATCGTTGCTCAGTGTGCAGGTAAACTGATCAATATATCCCGCTGTTCCTGGAACAGTGGGTGCTGTGATCGTATTAGCCGCAGCATAGCTTGTACTTGCATCAATATCCAAAGCATCGTTATCCGTAACAGCCTGAACAGCCATCGTAAAATCTACTTTGCCTGATGTGGCTGATACCATAGCATAAGTTACAACAGCTATAATAGTACCTGTCCAACCTTGCGGTACAACGGTGCGCCAATAACATGTCTCAGCAGTAGCAGCATCAAACGCCAGAGCAAAAATACGCTCCGTAGAATGGATCGTTAGAAGTTGTGGAAAGTTTGTGCTTGGAAATTGAGCACTCTCTGGAGTTAAAATAAAACGAGTAGCCATTAGTCAACCTCCCCAAACACATTCTTTATAAACTCAATATCATAGCGCATTAAAACAACCGCAGCAATCAATAAAGACTTCTGCGCTTGTGTTGCGTTTGTGCGAAAAACTTCTGGAAGAGTATTGTTAAAATTCGTAGTATTACTATCTATCCATGTATCTGTAGCATCTACCGCTGCCTTTAAATCTGCCTTTGTAATTTGATTTACTATTTCTCTTTTGCTTGACCAGTAGCGCATAAGACCACGCCAGATTTGTGTTCTTTGTGTGTTATCTAATTCTGCCATAAATACCTTCTTTCTTAGAAACCAAAATCGGCGCACCCCATGTTTGCACTCACCGAGCAATTAGGGTGCGCCAACTCAGATAAGTCCAAATATGGACAGGCGACTAAGTTTGTAAAAGTCTTTCGTAGAGAACCTTTTTTTGATCTGGCGTAAGATGCTCAACCAATTTAAGTATTTGCTCTATTGGCTCTACACCAGGGCCATGTCGTGATGCTTTTACTTCTAGATTCTCAACTCTATTATCGCTGCGATCTCCGTTCTTGTGGTGCACAGTCTCGTACTTTGCAAGTTTTCTTCCTAAGTGCTGCTCCATTATGTAACGATGCTCTAGCATATATATCTGTGAAGTACCAGTACATTCTTTTCCGACTAAAACATTTACATATCCATTTGCAAGCACGTACCTTCCGTCTGCTCGTTGTCTATTATTACCAGCACATGAACGTGAACAATATTTCCTGTATCTTTTCTGGTAAGCTACAACAAAAGGCTTGCCACATTGCTTGCATACTTTTGTTATCTTCTCTCCTGTTTGGGATTTAAACCTGCATTTATTAGAACAAAACTTTTGTCCGGCATTTGACTGTCATTGTATCTGTACCAGCAAGTAATTGAGCAAAACTTGCCACTCGTACCACTCTTCCTGATAAACTCATTTCCACACTGAATACAGATTTCTTTTCCAGCCCTGCATTCGTGTGAACAATATACTTGCCTTGGGCTTACAGTCTCAAAAGAAGAACCACAGCGTTTACAAACTTTGTTAAAGATCATGTCAAACATTGCACCCTCCACCACTCGTAATGTAATATATATATGCCGTATCTATTATACTACAATCGAATGATGGCGACAAGTGCAAATTAGTGGACAATACTTATAACTTGAAGATGCGATTTGCTCCATCGTCCCAGGACACCGTTATATCCCCGCCGTTTGGCGTAACAGGCAAGCCAGTCGCTGAGTCGATATAAGCAATCAACAGGTCTGTAGTACCGGATGCTGTCGTACCACCACCGCCACCATCTTTCCAAATGATCAGAGCTTCGCAGGGATCGCCAGTAACTGATGTAAAAGTAACGTTGCTTGCATCACAGACACCCAAAGCAGCGTCGATCAAAGTCATTGTAGCAGTAGCAACCTTAGCTGCGGCAGGAACAGTGTCGGTGTTCATAAACTCGTGTGTATCAATAGCAACAGTGTAGTCTGCTGCATCAACCAAAGTTACTTTAATTGTGCTTCCACCAGATGCCTTCCAAACAATATCACCAAAAGCAAAGTGATTTCTACCTTTTCCATAAAGTGCATTTGCCATCGTAAACCTCCACAGTATTATGTGCTTCTAGGAGCACAGGGCGTAATTTTTGTTGTCAATATCTACAATCATTTTGCACGTGTAAAAGCAAATTATTCTATAATGTAAGTGATCACAATGGGATCATCAAATAGTATGGTCATGCCAAGCAAAGAAATACTCTTGATCACCACAGCTTTACTGCCAACCTCAGGTTCTTCTACTGGGTCGGTAGGTTCTTCTGGATCGACCTGCTCATCGGGTTCAACAATAAACTTTTGTAGTTTGTTGAACTCCACCCAGGTCTGCTTTCCTGGAGCGTAATCAACACCTTCTTTTGTTTCAGGATCAAAGACCCATACCCTGATATATGAGATTTTTCCATCTCTATAGCTGACAAAATTGCTTGGATTATCCGCTGACGACAGCACATAAGGATCAACACAAACGAGCTTCGTGCCGTTCTTCCACATAAGCTGTGTCTTACCATCTGCGGCGTAAGCCCAGTCACCATTCGGAGCTTTGCTATCACCATACACTGGGGCTGAATCGTTATTTGGGCCGCCCTGTGCACCAAAGATTTCAACAAACATTTCAACGATTGCCATAATTTATCTCCTATCTCGTATATTCATCTTTACTTCCAAAACCATCAATTTCATAGTGGAAGTCAAATTCCAAAACACCTGCGTCGTAAGCATATGTGTCGTAGGTGTCACCAACTGCCCTGAACAAACGGCAAAGTATCATTGTAGAGATCGTCTTGCCAGTCAGCACAATACTAGGAAATGCTGAGATATAGTGTTTTCCTGACGTGAGCACAGCGTCCCCTTGAACAGTTGCGGAAGCTGCTGTCGAACCATCTGTATAAATAATAGATGTAGAACCAAAACTACCGCTGATAGCTGCTATCGTGTGCTCAAGCCCCCAAACAACAAAAGCATTTGATGCCCCAGTTGACTTCGGAACAAAGTGTATGTGTGGCTCAATTGCTGAACCAGCTTTCCAGTTATGCGGCATCTGCACATAAAAGAAAACATCTTCAATTGTGGATGGATCAAACCAGTATAAATAAACACCATGTGATGACCCACCGTCATTTGTAAACAAAGAGAAGTCTGGAGTCTTTATACCGCCCGTAGATTTGAAAGCAGAACCAGAAATACGAAGATCATCCCAAGCTGTGTTATATGAAAGTGGATATGCAGGATCAATTACAGTAAAATTACCTGACAATGCAACCGCAGACTCATATTGTCTGCTTACCTGAATAGAGTATGATGCAGCCCCAATTGGAAATGCTGCTGTCTCAAACTCTGGTATAAAAATGTCAACATTCGATGTGTTCTTTTCTGGATAAAGATTAGCCTCTGCATTTGACAAAATATAAACTCCACCAGAGAAAACAATCTTTCCAGACACAATGCAGCCATCCAAAGAAAATGGAGTACCGTCTGCATTTTTTACCTTGAAACGATATTGAAATGATTCCCCACCTAGAACAGAAAGATTTACAAACTGTGACAATACATTCATAAATTTACTCTCCTGACTACTACAATCGACAATAGGCTTAAAAAGAAAAATACCCAGGAAAACCTGGGTATCTTCTTCATTGTAAGTAAACATAATTATTTTTAAAATAGAAGAGGCTGTTACACCTCTTCTATTTTGGACTATTTTGGTAGACTAGCTCAATTTACAATGCCTCACGATGGCGTGGACATTTGGGTACTTAACTTTGAGAGCCATGTAGCCCTTGATGAAGTAGTCGTATGAGTCCTTGATACGAGCCAACTCAACGAAGCTCATCAGTTTACCGACTGGGCGGCCCATGTCGTCAACCATACCAACGAATGAGATACCACGTGCAGGTGACATGTTCAACAGAACAATGTTCTGCTCACCAGATGCAAGAGGCTTAATCACGGTGCTGACAGTCTTTGAACCACTATCGCTGTATGCTTCAACATTACCGTTGACTTTACCATCGGCATCATAGGTCAGGGCAGGAATGACATCTAGCAGGAAGTACCCACCAGTTGAAAGCTGTCGCCAGATCATATAAAGCTTTGCATTGTCATCGTGTGTCCAAGTCAGGTTAGCTGTCTTGTTTGTGCTTGCAGCTACAACGTTAGCCGAAGCCGTTCCTGGGATTTGCTCACCATACATTGTCACTGACGAAATCTTGTAGGTATAAGTACCATCAGCCAGTGTACCACCAGCAGCAATGACACCTGTGGTTGCAGGAGACGTGCTTGTGCTAGCAGGAACAACATAATCTGATTCCAGAATTGCAGCTTTGCCATAGGCAGACATCGTGATCTGACCGTCATTTAGCTGAGCGGTAGACAGAGGAAGCTGAACTTTGGTCTGTAGGCCGGCAACAACCTGATTCATGCGGAGACCCATGATCCATAGGCGAGGATCATTGCGAGTCTGACGGAACTTCGATGCCGCTGCCAATGCAGAGTCAAGATCATCCAGGCTAACTTTATCACCACCAGCATCAACAACATTCTCTGGAGCGTAGGCGAAAATGCGTGGGATCAGACCGCTATACTGGTAAGCATCACCAGTAAAACCAATGTCATTTGCACAGCCCCATAGCAAACCGAACTCCATCAAATTTGCCATACCTTCCAGACTGCCGTTCAGTTCTTCAGCCAGGGCGTTGATAAATGCCTCGTCAACTTTCTGAGCAAACCCAGTCACAGAACCCCAAATACGCTGAATTTTTAACTGAACAGTTTTACGTGCATATGCACCATTCTGGTTGTTAGCACCAGTCGTTTCACCCTCGAACCAACCCAAAGGATGGCTGGTGCGTATATTATATTCATGAGTCTTGCCTTCTGCCTGATCGACAGAGATAAGCTCCGCCAAAGGCTGTAGCTTAAGCAATTCCTCATGAAGCGTGGCTTCCAGATCATACGGCACAAGAGCCGCACCGTCACCACTTGAAGTTAATGCTTTCTTAAGTTCACTAAACATTTTTCCACCTCGTTACTTTTCTTGATTGGGATTGAAATGCTTTCTTAGTGCATCTCGTAAATTTCTTGCTTGCGCTGATTTTTCAACTGGTTTTTCTTCTTTTGGAAGTTCAGTCTCTGGGACAGCGGCATCCCTACGTTCTGGAACACCTAGCTCAGGCTCATCTTCCGCCATAGCTTTCTCTTCCTTCTCACCTTCAGGCTGCTCAAGGACGACCTGAGCCTCTGCCTTGGCCTCTAAATTCTTAGAAAGCTGCTCAATGGCAGCAGCCATAGCTTGCGTGAACTTTTCAAATTGCTGTGACAAAGCATCAACTGCTTTGAGCACATCGGCATTGGATGCCTTTGGTTCTTCTTCAACCGCTTCTTCCTCAGCAGGTTCTTCTTCCGCTTCTGGTGCTGGTTGTTCTTCTACCGGAACTTCTTCCTCTTCATCAGAAGCTTGCTCCTCTACAGGTGCTTCCTCTTCGGGTACTTCTTCCTGTACAGGTGCTTCTTCTTTCACCTCATCAGCTTCGGGGGCTTTTACTTCTTCCTCTACAACTGGGGCTTTTTCTGTAGCATCATTTTGCTCAGGCATATCTTTCTCCTTGTCAGGATCACCTGCAACGATAGCTGCTTTTAGCTCATCAAGCTGCTGCAAAACAGCTTCTTTACCTTGCGACTGAGCCAAACCCATAAACGTGCCCTTTACTCCAGACAGCACAGCATCATAATTTGCAGGATGATCAACTAATGAAATTTCGACAAGCGTATAATCGTTGATTATCAGCCCACCATCTTCCAGAAAATCAACATCTTCAAAGCTAAGCAGAATGCCAACAGACAATGCCTTTAGCAAGCCCTGCTCAACCTCAAAGATAGTTTGTGGATCAATAACTTTAATCTCGACTTCGTTCCAACCAAGACCATCATCAGAACCAATCTTTACGACCTTGGCAACTGGGCGTGGCAGGTGCATGTAACGAATGTTTCCCCACTGACGATACTTCGGAATTGCACGTTCTGTGGCAGCACGAGTAATAATGTCGCCAACCTCATCTTTGTTATCCGATGTAAAGAAACCTATTACGATAAGTGTCCCATCATCACTTCTGCCAACGACTTTAGTAATAGGAACACCGAGAATCTTTGCTCGTGGGGTAGACCATGCTTGAATTTGACTTTTGTCGATTTTATTCATGTTACCTTCCAGTATTTCGTTTGGCTACTTCCAAAATTTCTGTGGCATCTTTCTTACCAAACACCCTTGTGAGTTCTTTCTCTGGAACTTCGAGAACCATCTCACATGTGATTGCCGTGATACCTCCAGAAAATTTTAGTACCTCAGGCCATTCAGGTTGCCACTTCTCGTACAGTTTCACATTCAGGTCTCCTGGCAGATACTCGTCAATCGTTGTACCTCTAGCATAGGAAGTACCTTGAGTGTATTGAAAAAAAAACATTTTATACTCACTTTCTCCAATCGTTATGGTTCACAAAATGCAAAATTTTACACAATTATTTTTTCTGTTCGTTGATTGCTTTTGCCATCTCAGCAACCATACTCTTTGCAGCCACATCAGAAATAGCATTCACCAACTGATACATTGCTCTAACGACAGGATCAGATGTATAAAATGTTTTGATGTGGCTACAAGATGGACAGGTTACAACCAAATTTGGGCCGTTGGTGCGCAACTGTTTACCAGGAACATCTGGATAAAACTCACCACCAAACACGTGCCCTAACACAGCACCACACTGAATACACAGCCACTCAGTTTTACTAGCTACCATACAAACCTCCAATTTCATCAATAGCATCATCAAATACCTGGGCTACTTCTTCAATAGTTTCAGCCCGGCTGAGATAATAGGAGATAATGTCACGAATATCCTTGCCAATAACATCACTCCTGAACTCACGAATAATTTTTCCACGCTTAAGACGTTTCAGAGAGAATGCTTTCCATGTCTTTAGTTCTCTCAAAATACTTTCACGTGGCTGATCGTTATGCTGATCACCACGAGGTGGGTCTTGGTCATCCAGAGTTGGTTCTCCAATTTGAGATGGATCATCTGGCTCTCCCTCTCTGCCTTCTGGCGGACTACCCTGAGGATTTTCTTGTATTGGATTATCCTCTTCTTCGTTGGCATCTTCTACTTCCTGCCCCTCGTAATCATCGCCTTGCTCATCTTCACGTGGCTCATAACCAATCTCAGAACGAATCTCGTTAGCATTGAGCACACCAATCTGCCTGTATCTCATGTGCACAGTCGCCTTCTCAACAGCATTCAAGAAGTCTGGTCGATTGAACTTGAACTCCCACTGTGGGATGCCAAATTCACGAACGTGTATCTGCTCGTAAAACGCAATCTCAATTGTGGTGAACAAAGGCACAAGTGTTGTCTCGTGAAACTCACGCCTTAGCTCTCTAAGATTTGCACTAGAGATAGATTCAGATAGACCTAACTTTGCACCAGCCACGCCGGTAACTGCAAGAACCTCTTCTCTGGCATCCTTCCTGGAGTCCTGATAAGGAAGTGCGTCTGGAAGAGGTCGCAATTCTTTGATATCAAACTCACCCTGCACAGCAATTGGGTTTCTACCTAGATTACTTGCACCACTCTGACGTGCTTCTAGCTCACGAACAAATGTGTCAAACGCCTCATCACTGATATCAGGAGGCAGAGAATAAACCACCTCTGGTTTATCCCTGTTTTTCATATAATCCCTGGCAGCAGTTTGCAAATAAATGTCAAGAGGCAGCGTATATTCCGACAGTGCCTCGATATCAGAACCACCCAATGGTGATCCCTCCCAGTCTGGATTTACAAGATAGACGATATCTCGTTGATTTTTAAATTCAATTTTTGCTGACGCATCACTGGAGATATACTGCACAAATGCGGTGGTCTTGAATCTGCCGGATGAATCTACGTTTGGAACAACCAAGCCATGCAAGAAATCAAAACCAACTGCATTGCCCTCCTTGTCCCTTATGATATTAAACGCCGCTTGACCAAAATAGCGCAGATACATCACAGCAATCATCAGCTTATAAGACAGATTCTGATAATCCTTGATGTTATCCCACTGTTTGGTGTTCATCATGTAAAATTCATAAAGACGCTTCTTATTACGTTCGGAAGCGTTCTTACCGTAAATCGGATGTCGCCTAAAAGACCACCATGCACCAATGGTTGATCGACCAACTACACTCATGGCGGCACGTAAATAACCGTGCTTCTCAATTGTTTCCATCATGTCCCAAAACTCATTGAAACGTTCAACGGTTGGGTTTAGGTCGTCTATTTTGAATGCCTGTGTACCCGCTTGGAGTGTTCCGCCACGAGAGCGAATGATGGCTAGTGACGGTGACTGTTTCGTTATGCTAAATACGGATGCCACCAAGTTGCCTCCTATCCTTCACAAACAATAATCTTCTCGTTATCTACAATCGTTTCCCGTGTTAAAAAGAAAAAAGACACCCAAATAGGTGTCTTTTGCACATGCAAAGTATTTAATTATCCGTAGACAAATGACCGTCTAGCTCCGCAACCTACCACATGCTTGCCATCTTCACTACAGTAACGTGTATCTATACGATTTACATGCCCACAATATTCACACTTCCATTCTTTTTGCCACTTCTTCTGTTCGATAGAAAACAGGAACTCGTCTACATAAGTAAACTGAGGAAAATATGTGCACTTTATTTCTATGTCAGCAGACCACGCACCATTATCGGCAAGAAATTTTTCCCCATCATAAAAATAAGCTGGCATGTCGTTGCTTATACTAAAACTACTAACAATACCAGTGAGTTCTACTAATTGACCACTAGGTGATTCCACAAAAATCTTTACATTCTTTCCCACAGCAACCATATATGCTCCTTATAAAAATGATAATTGGCAAAGCCACCACACCCTGCCAATCATCAAAACCGGAGGAGAACCATGCCTACAACCGACTATAATTATAGCATACTATTAGCATTATGTCAAGGGTAATTTCTAGTGCCACTTATCTCTGAAAGTCTTTAAGAGAATGATGACAATAACACGTATCCACCAAACAACTTTATCAACATCGTAAATCTTGTCCTCGTAGTATGCTATCCACGCATTATATTCGGCATCAATATCATCAATATGTGTATCAGGTGTGACTTTCGTGTTATCCAATCTCCAGCAGCCTAACGCCAGACGCAACCAATACAGTAATATTTACCTTACCCCTCAGATGCTCAAACTCTTTCTTGAGTTGATCCTGATCAACATCCAGGGGCACAACCAGAATATAATATTTGTTTGGGTCAAGCTCTAAAAGCATATTAGCATTATGCTCCTTAAGCACACTACTAACTTCTCTCTTAATAGCATTACTAAGCATATCTATTACCTCCTCAAGGTAGATAATCTTACTTGTAACTGTATACTTAACTATAAGGATTTAAGGTTATCCTATATAGGTTATCTTGATTTATAAGGAGCACTGATCTTGATCTTATAGGCACTGTGCTCACGATGAACAGGTAGTTCTCCCCCTACCCCGCAGTGACTAAAAGATTTAGTCATCACTTAAGCAGGAGAAGAAGCTACTGATGTGCCTTTTGAAACATCATTGCCGATGTCTGTGGTTTTATTCAAGATGTTTTTTGAACTGATGAGGACTACTCATAGGCGAAACCACTATGTTAGCGGCGATAGCTTACGTGATCTCAAACCTGCCCAGGTCTGCCGTTACCAGGTGGCGCATTGAAATCAATAAAAAATTGCACTCGATCACGTACTCCTTATGCAGGACGGGGAGTGTCGATAGTGTCCCTACCCTCGATACTGTGCCCATAGCGGGTAGGTCAGGGATGAGCACAGGGTGTTTCCAAAAGACTCTGCATGTGGGTCAGTCACGTGCCAAGACAGTTTTTGCATCGCTCACTGTCCGAGGGCGTTTACTTACAATATGTAATCCGACACACTGACTTGCGCTCGGACATTGTGTCCTAGAAGTTTGCCTGTTGCCCCCAGGACTTCTGACAATAATTATAGCACATATACTGCCTTATTGTCAAGGTCTTTTTGGGGAAATTAGATTAGAAATTATCCAGTCTATTTCCTCGTCTGTGTATTTATCTCTGTCTATCTTGGAGAATTTATACGACAGAGGAAATGGCATTTCGTAGCTATCACCTTCATAGTCTCCTTGTCTAACGGATAGTAAGTCCGATAGCTGTTCAGTAGGAACTTCGGCAAGGATTGAGACAAGTTCTTTAATCGTGTCATTATCCGGTCTAAATGTATCTACCTCTTCCACAGGCTTATTACTCTTTTTACCAATCACCGCAACTTTTGTAGCTCTGCCACGATTGATATCTACAGCAGTTTTCATGTAAAGCAGAGAATGTGCAAGGTGATCTGCTCTTAGCTTACGCCACACACCCACCTGGACTTCTCCAGACGGAGTGCGCCTTGTTTCTATGTCTCTCTTGATGGCTGTTGTGTGGTCAATCAGAAGTTCTACCCCAGGTGATAGTGACAGGGGATTTCCAGGAAGTGTCCACATGCCAGACTTGATTGAGTCAATCAGGCTGTCAAATCCAGTTGTTCTGTTGATGGTAACATTTGTAAGAAGTGTGGGAAATTCTTTTAAGCCTTTTTTGGCAATGTAAACTTCTTTCTGTTCAATATAGTCTGCTACAAGGATGCGGCCAGGAAATCTTTTTGCCATTTTTAGAGCTTCGTGTCTGTTTGGATTTCCATCAATGACACCTCGCCTGATGTGGAACAGGTCAATAAGCTGTGCCAGTCTATCAAAACCTTTTGTCAAAGGAATAAGTTCAACGTGTACAACTTTAATTCTGCGGGTATCTTTCTCAACTTTCCCAACGACAACCTGTAGCTCATTGCCCTGATCTGCTCCAAGAAAATAGGTTGATTGTCCATCCCAAATCACTTCTTCCTCGTATGGTTCATCAAAACAAGTAGTTAAGAAGTCGTCTCTTTCAATACTCCCACCACCCATTTCATACGGCATTCCGAGTCTCTTGCGGTAGAACTCCACCAGAGTTGTTTGCGGGTCTCTGAAAATTCTATAGAGTTCTGGTGCTGATGTAGTAAGCATCTGGTGCACATGATATCCAACAACATCATTTGACAGATATGGTTTTTGTGCTACCCATCTGCCAGTTTGTATGTGTGGCACAGTGATCTCAGCGTTGCATTTGGCACACCCGTAGAAAACTTTGGTTGGGTTGTTCTGAGCACCAACTATTCTCAGGTTCTTTTCCCAGTCAATGGGTTGTTCTTCGTTGCAGGATGGGCACTTTACCAACCACTGACGCTGATCCGATGACATATACAGACCGTGTATGCCATAGTTTGGTACTGTCGGAGTTGACAGGTAGTATGACAGTTTCCACCTGGAAGCATCCATACGGTTGATTGCTGTGCCCATAAAATCTGGATTAGACAGATCAACTTCATCAACGTAGATTGCATCAGAAGGCATCATGCGTGGCTCAACGGATAGCTCCATAAAGAACAGGTAGCTGTCACCAATCCTCTTAGCGTGAGCACTGTCAGGCATGTCTAGCTTGTCTCTCAGGTATGCAGATGATTTGATCATTGGATCAATACGGGTTGTCACAAAGTCAAGCACGTCTTGCTGGCGTGGTAGAGTGTAGAAAATACGAACCGGCCAGTTGGTTGCAAAGTGAAACATCCTGGTCATTGCCCAGGTGCTGATACCAGATTGGGTTGATTTTGTAACAACAACTCTTCTAGGGTACTCAAGTGGGTACTTCTCTATGTACCAAGGATTTACCGCCTGATATATTTCTGTAGCCCAGGTTCTGGTTGCTACTTCCCACTTTTTAGATTCCAACAGATCAATATACATAATTCCAAAAGCCAGTGGATCACGTCTGGCTAGACTAGCCATCTCTTCTTTGTTTAGTCCCATTCTTCATCACTCTCTTCTAATGCTTTGTTGTCAGCATTTTTTACAGCACCATCGTCAAGCATAAATGTCATTTCATACTCTTGACAGGTCATGCCATGACCGTTTTCAATATGGCGGCGTAGGCTTTTTAGATGTTTTCCACACAAGTGGCACTCAGTCCCATCGCTGCTTGTATCCAGGCATCCCATCTTTCCAAATACAGGATTACCGTGCTCATCCAGAAGAGGAGCATTATTGTCTACATGTGGATCGACAACACGGATTATGGCTTCAATTGGCTGCTCCTGTGCACCATCTTTCTGCTCGTTCAGCTTCTCAGCCAGATAGTCAAGAGCATCTTCTTTGGCTTTCATAACGGTGTCTCCCAGTTCATGTGTTACGGTTACGTCAACCTTCTGACCGGCAAACAAACCAATGATGTATCTGGATTGTGCAGCTACAACCGTAAGTATCTTTGGGTTTACCTTGTTCCCATCTTTGTCTGTACCATCCAGGTTGACATCAAGAATTTCTTGAGACCTGCCTACAGACTGTAGAAACTGCTGTTCTAGCTGTGCCATCCTCCACTTGCTGAGCAGTTTCTTACCCTGAGCTACAACCATTGCTATGATTGGGTAATCACTTAGCCACTTGCGCACAGTTTGTGGGCTGACATTTAGCCTAGAAGCAATTTGATAGTTAGGTGTTCCCACTAGCATCAACTCTGCTGCTTTTACAACTTTATCTGGCAAGTCGTGTGCACTAAGCTGGTCTGTCAACTGGTTTATGATATCAACCCACTCCTCGTCACCAGTGACAGAGGGAATTATTGAGCGTGTGTCATCTGTCATTCGTCATCTCCGTTGTCAGTAGAGTCAGTGCTTGTCAGTGTCAGCGGGTACACCACGTACTCGATGTCACTTATAGATACCTCGAAGCGCAGCCTGTTTTTATACTGTCGTCTTTCTTTCAGTATGTCTTTCCACAACCAGCGCAACCATGCCGGCCACGAGTAAGAGCTTGTACCATAAGTTTTTTCACATTCAGAGCACAGAGCAAACTGCCAAGTAATATGCTTTCCACAGCCAGCTAGACACTTATGTGTCGGCATCCTGCCCACCGATAAGTTCTTTGATGTTTTTAATTGCCCTTTTATAAATATATCCAATTGCTGCTCTTGTTGTACCGAGGAGTTCACCACACTCCTTTTGAGTAAACCCACACAGCCGAAGCACTAAGACGATACGCTGGATTGGTGGGAGTTTGTACATCTTTTCCTTAACTAAGATCAAATTTGCAAGCGAACTTTCCTCCTCAGAATTTAGCATAAATACCTCCAAGCAAAAAATCCCCTATATTAATTATAGCATAGAATAGGTAAAAAAGCAAGGATTTACCCTTGCTTTTTTAAAAGGTTTATGATATACTTATATATGTATAGCATTCCGTGTGCAGCGTTTCTGCACAATAATCTATAAGGAGACCTGTTATGAATGAATGTGTGTTTATCGGACGTATTGGAAAGAAACCGGAAAAGCGTTATCTTGCCAGTGGTAAGTCAATGGTTACATTTGGGTTGGCTGTGGATGAGCAGAAACCAAACGGAGCAGAGAAGTCAACCACCTGGGTTGATTGTGTAGCCTTTGGTGATCGTGCAGACAAGATCGCCGCTGCTCTTGATAAAGGCCAGCTTGTCAAGGTTCGTGCTTCCTACAGCAAAGTCAAGAAAGCCGACAAGGTTTACCACTCGTTTACCGTTTGGGAGTTTGAAGTGGTTGGCAAAGGTAAACCGAAAGCGCAGCCAGCATATGATGAAGAGGCTGATGAGGAAATGCCGTTCTAATGAAACGCATCCTTGGCGATATTGATGCCATAGGAAAGCGATATGCAGAACGCTACCCCGAACTAGATGATCAATCTCTAACAATAATCGTACATCTAGCACTTGCATATAGGGCTGCAAAACGCTTGAAGAATACAGGAGCGACTCTTGAGATTGGGGGTCGCTCCCTAGTCCTGCCAACAATTGAGAAGGCATTCAGGGAAATCCTGTATATCAGACCAGAATTACCAAACCTAGATGCAAGTGAAGTATCAAAGTTTGGGAGGTTGCTAGATGAAAACTAGATTCAAAGTTTACTTGATGGATGAGTTCTACGCTGTGCTCTCCCTGGACATGAGTATTCCGAATGGTCAGAAAGAAATTGCTCAGGCACACGGTGTTAGTGAGCAGGAGCAAGCAAATTTGATTGGACAGAAGCTGCAAGAGTTGATGTATCTTTTGGGAAACACGGAGGAAGCGTGATCCACATTTGGACTGATGGCAGTGCGATAGGTTCTGGAAGAGGCAAGGCTGGTTGGTCTGCAATCTTGATCGCAAGCGATGGCAGAGGCAGGATTATGGGAGGCTACTTTCCAGATGCTACCAACAACCAGATGGAAACCGAGGCTGTTACACAGGCTTTACGTGTGCTGAAAAATAAATCAGAAGATGTTGTGATCCACACAGACAGCCAGTATGTGATCTTTGGTGTAGAGAAGATTAAAAAAAGAAGCTGCCAAAAACAAATGTTGAGTTTTGGGTTGCATTATCCAATGCTATTGGAGGTCACAAAATCAAGATTGAAAAAACGCTAGGGCACGGCAGCGATATTGTAAACAACGCAGCAGATTTGTATGCTCAGTATTGTGCTAGGCATCAATGCACACTGAATGAGTATCACGAAAATATATCGACTGTGCTCTGCACGAATGGGGTTGGGCTATGGCGAAACTAGCTGGAATAAAAATACACTACGAATTTCTTACAGCGATTGCAACACAGGGCAACGGATTAGAAAGGTGCATGTGCATCAAAGGTTTGCCGGAGACTGCAAAGTTTAAGTATTCTGAAACCGATGATACAGATGGTGTGCTCATACTAGTCTATGAAGATGAAAGTTTTCCAGACCTGGGTATTGGTGAGCCAGTCCCAGTGCATGATGTAGTAATGGTAAAGGCGTAATATGATTCAGTTGTTGTTGTTTGATATTGATATCTATCTTCGTCCACAAAGTAAAGATGACACTGACAGGGGAGAGGTCAAAGTAGAAACTCGTAACCAGGGAGGTGCTTACGAGCAACTAATGTTGTCAATTTGGGAGGAGACATGTGCAGAAATATCACCCGTATTATTTTCCTGAAAGCATACGGAAAAATGTGTGATGGCGATGTCGTTAGAATTATAAAGGTAGAAGATGGGTTTTTGTATTTTTGGGATACAGAGCACAACCTGTGCAGAATTTCAGAAAACGAAAAGGGTGAGAAATTCGATTATATCTATACTCTCAAAGAATTGGCTGCAAAGCTGATAGAATTCTTGAAAGAAATGGAGTACACACATAATAGTGTTGGTAAGTTTTGTTTCTTTCATAATCCAAGTGTAGTCGTTGAGGGTAGACACATCTTGATCACTTATGTTTCTGTGGATGATGACTGCGGATATGAAAATGCAGTTGGCATCCCTGAGACTGTCAGGCTGTCTAAGGAGCAAGCACGTGATTACTTAGAGTGGTTGATGAAAGGAAACAGAGGAAAACATTTTGAGGCAAAGTTGAGCACATGGTAGTCAAACATTAAGGAGAAGATATAGATGGACTATCCACAAGCTTATCGACTTAGCTTGCTATGTATTTTTTGTAAGTCAGAAGAGACTAAGTGTAACTACGAGCCAAACTCAAATTTGTTTTATGTTGTTTGTTCGAACTGCGGTGCTAGAGGGCCAGAAAAACATACAGAAGAGGAAGCTAAGAAAGCGTGGTATTACAAGCCGCAAGATTTTGTTTCAAAAGATAATATTTACCATCTGTGTGAAACATGTGGCAACTACTTTAAACCACAGAATATGTGGTCTAGGCAGTGTGTTTTTTGTTGGGCAAAGACACAAGAAGCAAAACCAAAAAAACCTTGTGAAAACTGTGGAGAACTTTTTTCTCCATTGTCTGACTGGATGACTGTATGTGAACCATGTTATGCAATCATTAAAAAAATCTATAGGTACTGGTTATGCAAAAGCCGAAGCCACTTAGAAAAGATCGTAATGCTGAGAAGCAATTAGAAGTTACTGCACTGAAAGCGTATCGAAGTGTAAATGTTGCTCTGGCTATTGAGCGAGATAACAATCAGTGTGTATTCTGTTACTTCTTGCACGGAATGAGTGCACCTCGCCAAGAGGTGCATCACGTTTATTCGAGAGGAAAGAAAGCTGGCAGCTTTCGTGAGCACTATACTAGTCTACTTTGCACGTGCAAAGAATGTCACCCACTACCTATCCAAACACCTGGAGCTAGTGGAAGCTTGGCGTGGGTAGAGGCTGTGCTCAGAAAAGCCAACGAAACACCGATCAATAAAAAATTTCAACATCAGGAGAAAAAGAGTGAGCCTGTTTGATTATTTTCCACAATTTATTGAAGCACTGCGAATCCAGATGGTTCGTGATCAGGTCGAACATCAAGACAACTGGAAAAATGATGGTGGATATTTTCCGTCATTTGAAGAGTATATGTTTTACCGTATTGCATCTTACTACAAAGCATGGAAGCTGCGTGGTGAGGCAATTCCTTGGACAAAAATTGCTGCCTGGGCACTGATTGGGTGGGCTAGGAGCAAACAAGCTGAGCGAAAATATTTGGATAATTAGGTATTTGCATTTTGCCTAGCTATCTGATTGGAGAAATTACTATGCCACCCACAAAAACATGGAAGGCAGTCGAGAGAGCAATAGCTAAGTTTTTCCCAGGATCGAAAAGACGAGGCTCAGACTTTCGAGGCGACAATGCTGGAAAGTCTGACCTCATCTTCCCTGGTTGGAGTGTTGAGATCAAGCACAGTAAACGACCAACTTTTGGTCTGATGCTTGGAGCAGTAGAACAAGCGATTACGAACAAAGAAAAAGAAAATGACATACCAGTGGCTGTGATTCACAAAGAAGGAACAGAGTACAAGGACTCCCTGGTTGTTATGAAGCTATCAGATTTTTCAGACTTCTTTATCAATCAAAATTAATTTAGAAAACTTTTAAAGTAGTGGGCGTGTTATTCAAACCCACTACTTTTGTACCTATTTCAAGGAGGAAATTTATGTCAAGTAGCTTTTTTGTAGATCAGTTTAGTGAACAAATTTGGAATCAGAAGTATCGTGGCAGAGCTTCTGATGTTGTAGCGTACTATTCAGGCTTAGGAAAGATGATGTCACTGGGGAATGAGAAGGACGCTGTGGCTTTTACAAACCTGATGCTCAGCAAGTCATTCTCCCCTGGTGGGAGAATCCTGGCACTAGCGGGTAGGCCGGATGCGAAGATGAGCCTGATGAATTGCACAACACACACAATTGAGGATGACAGTCTGGAGTCTATTTCAGAAGCAGCCTATACAATTATGAGAGCGTCTAGCAGAGGCCAGGGCATTGGTGTTGATCTGTCCAATCTGAGACCGAAGAACTCGCCTGTGAGCAACGCAGCAAAGACGAGCACAGGTGCGATCTCTTTTATGGAGATGCTAGGCACAGTTGGGGCTACGATCGGTCAGGAAGGCAGACGTGCAGCTCTGCTGTTCTCTATGTCAGTCGATCATCCAGATATTTATCGTGGTGGAGCAGAGGACTTGCTGTGCCCATCTTGTGGTGGCAGCACTGGCTGCAAGCTGTGTGAGTATACAGGCTATATTCCATACGACTTCCTGCACGTCAAGCGCATTCCTGGTAAGGTTGAGAATGCAAACATCTCCGTGCGCATTACAGACACATTCATGGTGGCAGTAGAAAACGATGATGAGTGGATTCTAAAATATGAGGGCCGATCGGGAGGCTATCCGTTTGAAGTTACCAGTCGAGGTTTGAGAGCGAGAGATTTATTCCATGTGCTTGCCAAGTCAGCCTGGGAGTCGGCAGAGCCTGGGGTACTGTATTGGGACACATCACAACGTATGTCTAACTCCGACTTGTTTGGGTCTCGCTGGAAAGTTGTGGGTAATAATGCTTGTACTGAGCAGGTTTTGGATCAAGATGGTGTTTGTTTGCTTGGTAGTATCAATCTGGCAAATTACATAATTGACCCCTATACAAAAGATGCACAGGTGAATTATGGTGCATTGGCAAATGATATTCCTGTCATGGTAAAGTTCCTTGACAATGTTGTTGATGTTGAGCTTCAGTTTGGCAACTACATCAGTAATGCACAGAAAGAATCACTGCAACATTTGCGCCGCATTGGTTTGGGTGTTATGGGCTTGGCTGACATGCTGGCATCTCTTCGTCTGCCATATTCAAGTGATCCGATGACGATTGAGACCGTTCGCAATGTATTCAGCAGCATTCGCAACAATGCCTACACAGCATCCATAAACTTAGCTAAAGTACGTGGGCCGGCATATGCCTGGGAAGAGACAGAAAGCTACTACCGTGACATTGTTAATAATGGAAGATTCTATAGCAAACTTCCAGAGTACATCAAGCGTGATATGTATAAGTATGGCACACGCAACGTGGCTATTCTTTCGATTGCTCCGACTGGGACAATCTCAAACTTGCTCGGAGTTTCATCAGGTATTGAACCAGTGTTCGCTCACCAATACAAGAGGCGCACACGCATGAGTGGTAGGGATGAGTTCGTTGATTACATTCACCCAGGTGTGCAGAAGGCTCGTGAAGCTGGACTGCCAGACAGCATCTACCCTACTGCCTACGAGGTAACACCACATGACCACCTGCTAATCCAGGCAGTCATCCAGAATTATGTAGACTCCAGTATTTCAAAGACGGTCAATCTACCTGCCAGCGCAACGATTGCTGATGTAGAAAACATCTACAGAACTGGATGGGAGTGGGGTCTAAAGGGTATCTCTTTGTACAGAGATGGCTCTCGTGAGATGCAGGTGCTCTACTCACATGAGACTGGTGACGAGAAAGAACTATGTCCTGAGTGCAAGGGTGAGCTAGTAAACGATAGCGGCTGCATTCTGTGCTCATCCTGTGGCTACTCCCTGTGCTCAATTTAATAAGTATGCCGTAATTACTTGACGAACTAGCATTACTGTGCTATAATTATAGTACAATAAACAAGAGGAGAGTGCTATGGACAAAAAGACGTATATGCAGTTCTTGAGGATTGGTGCAGTTGGCTGTGGCATCGGGCTAATGCTGATCTCAGCCATGTTCTCAGCCAATGGTTTTTCTTTCAAGATGGAGGACTTCAAATGGGTCGGGTGGGTTCTTGCACTAAGCATCATCGTGATCGAGTTGGTGTGGAACAAGGTCGGCTTCAACAGCAAAAACCTAACCTTGGTTGCATTGGGCATCACAGCCTATGCTTATGGCATCTACACCAATGTTATCGGGATCGCTACTGCACAAGGAGCAGACCCTACAGATAGCTTGTTCAACATGATCTTCCCTTTGCTGGCTGGTATTGTTCTGGAGGTTGCACCGGAGACACTGATTGTTTGGGGTTTGATCGGCGAAGGAGAGTTCGGTGACTTCTTAGGGAACTTGTTCAATAGTACGCAGCAGTCAAAGAACATGCCACAAAGAAGCAATACTGCCGTGAAACCAGCGAGTGTAAAGTACACCCCGCAGCATAAGCCGACATACGGTGTGCCAGTGAAATCACAGACAGCATCTCAGTTTTCGTTCAACAGAGACAGAGACAATGGCAACAACAAGTAAAGGTCAAGCAATGATGCTCTGGTATATGCCCAAACCAGAGAAGAAGGAAAAAGAAAAATCACTGGAGCAGCATCTAACCGATGCTGCGAATTACTACAAAGGTAAGTATGGTGAGCAGCCAAACTTGGCGTTTGTTTCATCATCAAGATTTAAAGAGTTAGACAACGCTATTGTTGGTGGTATCAGTATTGAGATAAAGCGTTGGGTGCAGCCCAATGACATTCACATCGGTGTGAGGAGAGAAGAGTGACGATCTTCGACAAGGCGAATAATTTAATAAATCGCAGTGAGTCAAGTTTTGTAAATCTGCTGAGTGCCATAGCTCCCTGGCTTGCACCTCTTGCACCAGCCTACTTTACACTTAGTCACCTAACAAGTGATTCATTTGAGTTGCCTTTTTTTGTAGCATTTTCAGTTGCGCTGACTGTAGAAATGCTTGGTTTTGCTACAATCAGTACAATCATAAGTTTTTGGTCATACAACCGTCGCAGGATGGCTGAGTACAAGAAAGCTCCACTAGGCACAGCCATGTTTGCATTCTTTATGTACTTAGCAGATATTATGGTGATCAATGTCATGCTGGATGCAGTAGCGATTTCAAATAATCTCGTAGCAGAAGCTTGGGTTGTAGTTATTGCCAGGGCGTTTCTTACACTTCTGTCTATACCGGCTGCGATGCTGCTGGCTACCAGGACACAGCACAGGGAAATGATTGACACCATCAGGCGTGAGAAGGAGGAAAATCAGAGAGTCAGGAAAGAAACCAAACAGAGAGCACAGTCTGATAGACTGTCACCACATTCTGATCTGAAACGTCAGTTTATGTCTGATGTAGAAGTTGGAGGAGTAGACCTGGACGGTGGTACAAACGAAGTTGCAAAACGTATATCAGAAAAGTATGGTGTGTCTGTAAGAACGGCATTTAGGTGGATAAAATCGTTGAGGTAATGATGTTAGGAAACGACTACATAACTGTGAGATTGGTCATGTGCATTGTTATCTTTGGCACAGCCAGTATTATTGGAAAATGGATTTACTATTCAAGGAGGTAGTGTGGATTTCAATTTATATCAAGAAGCTGCAAAAAAGACAGCCATCTATCCAGAAGGGTTTGGTGTGTTATACCCAGTTTTGGGACTGGCTAATGAAGCCGGAGAGGTGGCAGGTAAGCTAAAAAAGATTATTCGTGACCAGGGTGCAGTGATGACACCAGAGAGCAAAGAGGCACTGGCAGCCGAGTTGGGCGATGTGCTCTGGTATTTAGCTGCTGTAGCCACAGACATTGGGTACTCACTCGGAGAAATTGCGGAGAGCAACCTGGAAAAGCTAAGAAGCAGACAGGATCGAGGAGTTTTGGGAGGCAGCGGAGACAAGCGATGAACATAATTATTGGGGATGGGAGCAGTCTCGGATCAGTACACTATCAGGACGGTGAGTTTTATACACCAGATTGGAATCTGCTGTTTACCCCTTTGAGCAGACACGAGGCAAACATATTCCTAAAGACGGTTGGGCTGGCTGAGTCTACTGCGAAGCGCAGACTTCACCAGAAGGAGTTGGAAATTATAGTAAGGCAGGTGCAGAGTGGATAGCTTACGCTGGTTTGTAATAATTCTTGTGGTAGTAGTTTTATGCTTGGCTGTGCTCGATATTTACTTGTACAGAAAGCTGCTGCTTGCGGCTACAAAGCAAGCCGGAAAAGACAGTAGGTGGGAAGAATTTGCAACGGGTGTATCTGGAAACATCGAGTTGGAGAAGTCTTACCTACGTGTAGCACAGGAAGCATACAATCTTTTCTGCCGCAAGAACCACGACTATGGCACAAACAACCTATCAACGGGATGGCTAACAGGTATCGCTGTGCGCCTGGGTGATAAAGTATCCAGACTGTGGAATCTTGTGGGACTCGGCAAAGACAACAAGATTATGGTAAAGGACGAAGCAGTAAAAGATACCATGATTGATGTTGCCAACTACGGAATTGTTGGATACCTGATGGCTACTAAGCAGTGGCCTAAAGCAAAGATAGCAGATTTGATTGGGAAGAACGCTTCTGTAGAAAAGTTTCATCAGATTTATTCTGCTATGGATAATGATCAGCAAGTAGAAGCACTTAAAAAACTTTTGGAGGAATGAGAAGATGAGTGAAAATAGTAATAATTGTGCAACTTGTTTAGTGATGTTGGTTCTTTTTGGAGTAATTGTCTTTGTTATGTCTGCCCTTTTGATGCTGGCATGGAATGCAATAGCACTAAGCTTTGGGTGGCCTCAGATCAACTTTTGGGTTTCTTTGTCCATCCTTATTGTGCTCGGTATTGTTGGGAGGGCACTTGGTAGGAGGTAAGAGTGACAAGTATTGTGTACAAGTTAGCAAAGCAGGGGATTGCCCACCCACCGAAAGTGGTTGAGAATGCAATCCAGTATGAGACCATCATGGGTTCTGAGGCATATGGAGTTTCATCAGAATCATCAGACATGGATGTGTACGGTTTTTGCATCCCCCCTCTGGATGATATCTTCCCATATCTACGTGGTGAAATCCCTGGGTTTGGTAGACAGCATCAGAGGTTTGAGCAGTACCAGGAGCACCATCTGGAGTGGAATGAGTGGCAGTACGATCTGAGCATCTACTCAATCGTGAAGTTCTTCCACCTGTGCCTTGAGAACAACCCAAACATGATTGACAGCTTGTACACACCAATGAACTGTGTACTGCACATTACCAGACTCGGCACGATTGTGCGTGACAATCGAGACCTGTTCCTGCACAAAGGTGCATACCACAAGTTTAGAGGCTATGCTTACAGTCAGCTTGCCAAGATTGACAACAAAGAGCGTACACAGGGCAAGAGGAAAGAACTGATTGAAGAGTTTGGCTACGATGTCAAGTTTGCCTACCACGTAATCCGTCTGTTAGATGAGTGTGAGCAAATCCTGGTAGAGGGTACGATTGATCTACAGCGCAGTAAGGAAGTTCTAAAGTCTGTGCGCAGAGGTGAGTGGACTCTGGAACAGGTGCGTGACTACTTCACCAGGAATGAGAAACGCCTGGAGGAGATGTATCACACCAGCAAGCTGCCCTACAGTCCAGACGAAGGCACGATCAAGACTGTGCTCGTATACGTTCTTGAGGAACACTTTGGATCACTTAGCAAGGTTGTATCTGTACAGAACAGGGAGCGTGAAGCGTATAGTATGGAATGATGAGGAAACACTAGGCGATACCCCTGCCGAACCATATTATGGGGTGAAGCCCCACCTGATCATTTTCAGAACTCTGTGGGGCAGGGACTGAGACAGGGCATAGTCGATAGAGCGTAGACCTGTGAATGGATCAACAAGGAGGTATATGAAAAACATTATTGTTGTAACGTGTCAATTTTGCAGGCGAACGTTTGACTTGACCTGGGAACACCGTGAGCACAAGTGTGAGAGTGGAGTGATCCACCGCTATGCACCACGAATTAGTAAGCCAGGAAAAGGTTACACAGAACGACAGGCAAAGAAAAGCAAGAACCAAGTAATTGCACCTTAAAAAATAATATGGGGATGTAAGGGTCTCGACTGGCAGTGGACTCTGAGCTACGAGCACAAAAAATAAACGCTAAACCCGTTTCCTTTACCTGGCAGGACATCCTAGCCCTGCCCGTTGCTGGCGAACCAGCACTAGTCTCAGCCTACTAGCGATATAGGCTGATGGTGGAAGTCTGTCATCCCTAAACAGACTAGTCCTCATGTGGACAAGAAATACATGTAGTCCGATCAGCAGACGATAAACAACTGAAACGCCCGTACCGAAGCTACCTAGAAATCTGTCAGGACGCCGGTTCGACTCCGGCCATCTCCACTGAGATTGCTTCCTTATTATTTTTCATTCGCTTCCACAAAACGATTGTAGGTAGTAGAGGTAAACAAAATGGGACGATATAAAACAATGGTAACTGTTACATGTACATGGTGTGGAGAGCAATTTTCTAAACCACTTGCCTACGTCAAGCAGAATGAAAAAAAGGGTCAGAAGAATAACTTCTGCTGCATGGAGCACAGTGTGAATTGGTTAGCAGCAGAGGGTAGGCGTGTAAGGCAGGAAAGAAGTAGGCGTGGTGTTCTGAGAAATGGAAAAGGAACTGGTAAGCAAAAAGATGTTCTATCCCCATTCAAAGCGCACCTGATACATGCTCGGCGTAGAGCAAAAGAGCAACAGAGAGAATGTACATTAACACTAGAAGATTTGAAAGAACAGTGGGAGCTACAGCAAGGTCTGTGCTCATACACAGGTCTACCGATGGTAAATCCAGAAACTACATCGGCTTACGCAAAGACTGAAAGGCTGTGGAATAAGGCAAGCCTTGATCGTATTGATAGCTCTAAGGGATATGTTCCAGGAAACATTGAGTTTGTGAGCATGATGGCTAACCTCTGCAAAAATGGCTGGACAAAGGAAGATGTCATATTGTTCTGTAAATCTGTTGCCAATAATTGGCAAGAATAACATGGTGTCCTAAGTGTTGCAGGTAGGCACTCTGCGCTGTGAACGCAGCAGGATGGGTTCAAATCCCATAGGATACCCCTTGCAAGAGAGAAGTTTTTTTCGATCCAGTTTTATTTCCTCTCTTGCAACCTACCGGAGATGCTAGGTTTTCTTTCCTTTTTCCTAGCATCTCCAGCCCTATAGCGATGTGGCGCAGTGGTCAGCGCAGCACCCTCATAAGGTGATGGTCACTGGTTCGAATCCAGTCATCGCTACTCATCGGGAAGTGGCCCAGTCCGGTTTAGGGTACTCGCCCTGGAAGCGAGTGGTCGTTGGTTCAAATCCAACCTTCCCGACCTAAACAAAATCACTAGGAGGTGAACTATGTTTGAGAGATTGCCTGATCGTGTGAAGATTGCAATCTGTGCCCCGATCTTTATGGCGGCATGCGTTGGTCTGGTTCTAGTTATGGCGTTAGCGCAAGGAGGTTAGTGTGAAAGCAATGAAAGTCATCTTGGTTTTGTGTTTGCTCACCATGTGTGGTTTCAGCTTGCTGATGGTGAATGCTGTTGAGAAAACTGCGGAAGCAAAGTACAACCGTGATGTTGAGATCGTCAAGCTTGATCCACCATCTGAGGTTGACCACAGCTATGACACCAACCAGGGGATTGCAGAGGCTGGATACAAGTCTGTGGTAGCAGTGGCTGTCAGTGCAGATGCATCTCAAACCAGCATTGCTCGCTACAACATGATCACAGTTGTGTCTGTAGTTATCGGGATCATGTGTCTGATCGGTTTCAAGATATATCTTGACAACAAGAAACAAAGAGAGAAAGAGGGCTGGTAAATCCAGCCCTTTCAATTCGTAATGCCAAGCGGAAAAGTACACAACCAAATCTGGAAGAAAAACTACTGGATAGCAGTCCTGTTTTCTGCCCTATGTCTAGTAGTTTTGAATGATGCAGTTCTGCCAGTGTTTGTTCTGGTGGGATATTTTCTCGGTAGATACTTATCACCAGACCTGGACTTGATTGGGATCAACTCTGACGAAGGCAGGATGATGCGTGAGCTAAAAATTATCGGTGTGTTCCTGGTGATGTACTTCTTTTTATATGCCTACTTGATGCGATTTGTTGGCATCGGAAGAAAGGGGCATAGGAACTTCTTTAGCCACTTCCCAGGAATTAGCACAGCCATCCGATTAGGGTGGGTAGTGATACCAGTAGCGATACTGCTTACCCACTTCGGTGTGCACATCCCAACAATTAGCTACACCATCGTCCTGGGTATTTTTGCGGGACTAACCATAGCAGACGGTTTGCACTATCTTGCAGACAGGAGAGTAATAGATGAATAGCATCAACAATATCAGGAGAGCAGTGGATGTTGCAGAGTTAGCAGACGTACCAGTGACGCTCAGCCACCAGGATGTGCGCCAACTTTTAGACATCATTGACTTACAGGCACAGAAGATAAGCAGCTTACGTGAAGCAATCGAGGATGCACAGCTTATTGACAATACATACAGGGAAGCAAAAGTTGTGAAGCGTGAGTTGCTAGAACTTATAAAGGAGTAACCATGAGCAGCGATCTATATCAAAAAGTAATCAGGGTCAGGAGAGCATACTCCGAAGCAGCCCTTAACTCAACAGTTGTTACTGTGCGTGTAGGGGAGCTAGGCGCTGTGCTCACTGCCCTAGATTTAGCGGAACACAGGGTGATAGAGCTACTCGGAGAGATTCGCAACTTAAAGAAAGAATGTAATGACGATGTGCATCCTTTATATGGAGGTGAAGAGTGATCCAATTTGATGTTTCATTTGAGAAACAAGTGCGTGATTATTTGTTAGAGAGCAAACTTCAATTTAGGGATAACAGTACCCATGCTCATAAGGTTGACTTCTCTTTTTTGTTCCCAACCGGAGAAAAGTTCAACTTGGAGCTAAAGGAGAAACGCCAACCCACTAACACAATAACGTGGCCAACTGTTTCCATACCAAGCAGATACATCTTTATTATTGACGACCTATCGTGCAGGAAGATTTTTAACAGCGGAACAAACTCAGGGGTGGCTGTTCGGGATATGGTTACGGAGTCCTACTACTTTGCCGATGTGCTCACCCTTTTTATGATGCCAAGGGTCAGGGTAAACAGAGCACTAGATCAAGCAGGGGATATTCTAAAAGGTAAGTGGATGGTTGACCTGCGCAATTTCTTTGAAGTAAAAGCAGTAGGTGGAATCTTTGCCTGTGCCTATGATTATGTAGCCAACCACAATACGATCTACAGGGACACACCATCCTGTTTTGGAGATTTCTATGGAGAGACTATAGGTATGGGTGGTGGGGTTAGAACCAAAGCGCACAAACAGTACGATTATGCAGTGACTAGATGATAATGGGAGATGTATGAGATGAAAAAAATTAGATTACTACGTGATATTCACTCAAGAAAAGCAGGAGACACTGTTGAAATTGATGGTGAAACCGAGACTAGTATCAACTTCTTTGATCAGGATGCTATATGTGTACTCATAAAAAGTGACGAGGGAGTAAACTTTGAGTGGGTGACATACGTTATTACCAGTGATGATGATGGACACTGGTATGTTATTGACAGCAAAGAGTGTGACAACTTCAATAAGTGGGTAGAAGATACATCGAACGGGGAAGATAGCCCATACAATTTTGATGACTGCCGCTTACCAGGAGCACCTTCCTGGGTAAAAATCCTAGACTTTGTGAGGAAATAATGATATTTTTCACATCTGACCAGCATTTTGGTCACACCAATATATTGCGGTATACAAGCAGACCGTTTGAGAGCACAGAAGAGATGGATGAGGAAATGATCAAGCGGTGGAATGCTGTCGTGAGGCCGCTGGATATTGTCTATCACCTGGGTGACTTCACCCTAGGAGCAGGTGCAGGTGACTACCTGTCCAGGCTGCGTGGTACAGTCCGTTTTGTTGTACCGCCATTTCACCATGACAAGCGTTGGCTAGAGAACAAGCCCAACTTCAAGAATATTGAATACCTGCCAGCCATGTGGGTGGAAGATATCGCAGGTGTTTGGGTGCACATGTGCCACTATCCAGTTCTGGTGTGGGATCGCAAACACTATGGCTCTTGGAATCTATATGGACATGTGCACAACAAAGACTTTACGCTGCCTGGATTTAGCTATAACGTAGGAGTAGATCACAACGATTTTACTCCAGTGTCGTTTGACAAGATTATTGATGTAATGCTTCATAAAGGATGGTCAAAAGATTGGAGAGAGTTTTAGTATGCAAGCCGGAGTGTATTTCAACGATAAAGGTACATTGATGGTCACTGTGCGCCCCAACCTGAATAGTGGAAGTGACTGGTGGTGTGAGAATGCTACGGAAAATAAGGGAGGGGTGTACATTTATAGTCTAAAATATATACAAAAGAATCTTGTTGCTGCTGTCAGGAAGCCAGAGCCGCCGATGCGAGTTTTCATAAAAGACATCGAGCTTCATAGAGAAGAGATAGACCTTGACAAGGCAATCCGTGTTGAAATCAAGCTGGCTGACGGAAGCTGGTTCTATATCTACGAGGATGATGGAGTCCTGGTTGTGTCTGGTGATGGCCGGATCGGGATTGAACCACGAGCAGTCAACATGGTTTATGTAAGAGACCTGCACAGGAATGACTATGGTGGGTGATAAACTTTTATCTTGCCCAAGGTGTGGTTGCGGTGAGTTGCTTCGTTATAAAAAACTTGACGACTGTGTTCGCTGCTTGGTCTGTGGGTACTACAACACAGAGTCCAACTGGAACACAGGCAATGACTGGGAAAGAGGGTGGGATCAGGTAATGATCCAGCACGTGCGTGATCTCGAAAAGCAGATTGAGCAGTCAGTGGAGATTGTAAAGATACTGGTCTCAGCCATAAACAGCACTTCCGCCTATTGGGGTGACGCTCTTGATAGAGAAGATTATGAGCGAGTTGTAAAGTTTCTTCGCAGGATTGGAGAAGATGTGTGATGCACATGAAAAAAACTAAGAGGCAGGAGTTTGAGCAGTTAGCGGGTAACGTCTACGAGAAGATCACCAGATACCCAAATGAGTTTAGCCTTGAGTATGGTGTGAGTGTGCTCTTAAAAGCGTTAGAAGAGGCAACTGTGATAATGGGCATGGAAGAAGTGAGGGGTGGAATGGTGGTTTCTGTACCTACTGTGGGCTTCGGATTGCTTTCTGGTCAACCTATCCTTGCCCTGGGAAGGGGCTACACAAGCTCAACACACCAAAACCACAGACACCGGAGTACGGATAGTTGTAGATAGCATAGCAAGTTGATAAAGAGCCTCCCAGGAATGGGGGGCTTTTTGATTCTGAGCACAGCAGGGGATAATTTAAAAATAAAAAAATAAAAACAGACTGTGCTCATGTGGATAGATATTTGATTGCAGAATGCAGGTACTCTATATTGTCCTTCAGTAGACCAATAGCTGAGTTGCATGTAGGGCACAGGAGTCCACGAATAGCACCAGTCTCGTGGTTGTGGTCTACAGTCAGCCTACCATCAACGCCATTTCCACAGATAGCACATCTGCCGTTTTGCTTTTTATACAAATAGTCGTAACCAGATTTTGTTAGCCCATAATAAAGTTTTTTGTGGGAATACTCATTTTTACAAATGTCTGAACAGAATCTATCATATCTACTACTAGCCATAAAGTGTTTTCCACAAAATTTGCACTCCATATCGTATATCTTCATTGATTTGACTACATCAAATCCATAAACACGAATTAAACTATTTCTAACTGCTGGAATATCAATTCCAACTTTTTTTGCGACATCCTGAATAGAGTATCCATCACCTATCATCTGTAGGATTTTTTCAATTTTATTTGCCCTTCGCCCTCGTGTAAATAATGTTTTGTATTTTTTCTTTCCAGAAGCTACATTCTCTGCCCTTATAGTTCTCCATTTATCCCCATAGAACTCAAGTAAGTAATTTACAATGGTTGTTTCAGAAACAGAGAACATTTTCTTTAGCTCATAAAATGAATACTTGCCAGAAATATACATATTGGCAATTTTCTTTCTATCGCCTGGACTTCTGCCACCTTTCTGTGTCTTTATATTTATAACACCGTGTGCGATTAGGCACTCACGCACCAGTGTTCTAGGAACTCCAATACTTGTTGCATAGTCGGTTATTGAAATGTGAGACCCATCCTGTAGCAGTTTACTGTACTCTGTGGCAATCTCCTTACCTCTCTCAGATTCATAAAAATACTTCCCATGTCTACCCATAAGTTATTATCTCCTGCTATCTACAATCATGTTTGGCAGGAAAATGCAAAATTATTTACCACAACAGAGATGTTTGATCAATATCAACTATATGGGCTGACGGGCTTACCCCCATCCAAAACACCCTAAATTCACCAACCTCCCGCCCTTTTTACGCACAAAAAGCAATAAAAAACCAATTTCCACAATCTTCGAATTCACACCATCTAAAGTTTGCATACTGCCGTAAACTGTAGACAGTTTGACCGTGCAAAAAAATCTCTAAAAAGGAGTCTAGAATGTCGCTTATTTATGTAATCCTTCTCGTTTGCGCTTTACTTTTCTTGAATAGCATTTTCCACTTTGTTTAGTCTATGCTATACATATAAACCATGATATAATCTAGTATATTGAAAGCGAGGATAAAATGAGCGTCTCTTTACAATCCATTCTAGTAGACTTTTATTGCATTATGGAAACTGAATATCATATGTTTTGTGCTTCGGTCAAAGAAGATGCTGAATCTTTTGACATTAGAAAACTCAAGGCTTTTCAGAGCTTCAAGGCATACAAGGCGGAATTTATTGCTGAGGTATCTGCCCGCTTTTTATCCTATCTCTGGTATGCCTCATGGGGAGAGGCGAGAAATGCAAAGTATCACATGGTAGGTGAAATTCCAGACTGTATAACTCTTGGTTGTACTCGCAGTACAAGCGCAATGGAAGCAACGGAATTCAATCCTGAGGATAACTGGCAAGATTTAGTGTCCGTCTTTTCTGATAATAAATGGGATTCTGCTTTTGGTGGTGACAAGTGGGCTGAAATTCTGAGTTCATTTCAGTATTATTACGATTATCCTACAATGAGGGGTATCTTTATTGACTTGGTTGTAGACTTAGAACACAATGGGGGTTGTGTATTTGATAAAGAAGTAGCTGGGAGGGAGTCTGGTATTGGCTTAGATATATATGGCAGTGACCTTCATGCACTGCTAAACTACAAAAAAGAGTATAGCCTTTTCCTCTGCAAGAATCCTTGGGTATCTAATGTATCAGAGCGCACACAGGATATCTGCCATGAGGTTCTGTACGCTTGCGGTTTACATCCTGAATATGTCCACCCCGCTGTGAAGTCTACCATCACTGGATATCGCCCCATTTGGGGCGAAGATAAAATCAAATATTACGATTATATCGACTGTTGCTCTTGTGAAAGCTGTAAATGGTGTGGTAGTGTAATTGCTTGTAACCATGTTTACTACAATGAGGGCGGGTATGCTTACTGTGAGAACTGCTATATAGACCTGTATAGTCACTGTGAGAAATGTAACGGTGAGATATCAAACAACGGGGCAGTATATCTGGATGGTAGTACATACTGTGAATATTGTGCTAAAAAAGTCGGTAATATGTGTTGGAAATGCGATGAATGGTATCTCTATGACGACCTCATTGAGGTCAACTATGACCTGTATTGTCCAGATTGCCTTGCAGAAGAGTTTACTCTATGCTCTGAGTGTGAAGAGTATATCGACAATGACGATATCATAGATGTTGATGGGAAGTTGTTTTGCAAGGATTGTATCTCACAGTGTGAGATATGTAGTACGCCTTGCACGTCAAAAGTCTTTGAACATGCTGGCATAAGATATGTGTGTGATGAGTGTGAAAACGAATATAAGAGTAAAGGCTTCATTGAGGGGCAGTTAGTTCTGCCTCTCTTTGATGGTATCTTGAGTTGAGAGGTGATAGGATGAAAGCTAACGTTTGCGATCTTTGTGGGTATGAGGATGACACTTTGAGGAAATGGAATGGTCTTTTCCTCTGTGACTATTGCTATGAATATAGTAGTCAACATGATACGGAGTCTGGTAAGTTGTCCAGTAAGAAAACTGAAACAAAGTGGGTCAATTCCACTATTACTGATACGACTTGTAAATATGTAAAGATGGATTGTAGGCACACTGGCAACAAAAAGGTAATCGAGTATGGGTCTGCCGCTGTGTATGCCGGAGGGTGGACACGTGGGGCTAAACCAAAAAAAGACTGGATTGTAGTTGATCTCGATGGGTATTATTATGAAACAATTACCACGATACCAGATTACCCTCGTGAGTTTTCTAACTCGATGAATGTAATGTACAGAGATGCTCCAAAAGTGCTATATCTCCACATACGAGATTACGGTGTGCCTGCCTGGGACGCAACGTTTTGGGTTACGTTTGCAAACGATATCCTGAGCATCCTAAAGAGTGGCAAGAATGTACTGGTAGCTTGTATGGGTGGACATGGACGTACAGGAATGGTAGTTGCTATCCTCTTGGGTATCCTGACAAACGTAGACGACCCAATCGGCTGGGTGCGTGAGAAGTATTGTTACGAAGCGATTGAAACAAAAGCGCAAGAGAAGTATGTAAGGGATATCCTGGGGATATCTCGATAATCAACCTGGGGAGGGGCAACCCTCCCCTCATTCTGAAAAGGAGAAAATGAAATGAACGCAGAAGAGAAAGCCATCTTTGAAGAAAGCAAATTGATTAACATGCGAGTGTATGTGGTTGAAGCGTGGCGCAAGGGTACGCATGGTTCTGTAATCAAGATCGTTTTGGGTGTCTATCCTACATCCGAGATGGCACATGTTGCTATGAGGATTATGCTAGAAAAACGAAACAATGACAAGTTTCATTCCCGCAACGGTAAAATCCGGTGGGAAGGGACAATCACAGCGCACAACATGTGCAACCTGGGTGGTGGTGAGTACATCTTCAATCCACCTACTGACAGGCTGCTGGAGCGTGGATACTAAAATAGGGGAGGGGCAACCCTCCCCTTGACAATACGATGCTATATATATATTATAATGCAGATAAAGGAGGTAACAATGTTTGAGCTAACACAACATGCAAAGCGTCAAATAAGAGAGCGTCAAGTTACCTCCGATGAAGAGGTGCTGACTGTGCTCACCCGAAAAGAGAACCTGTTCAATACTGTCAACCCTCGCATAACGGAGGTAAGGATCACGATCAAAAAGTTTTCTAGTGTGGTGGTCTGTGATGACGGTAGTAACGGTGACATAGTAGTAGCTTGCGTAGACAGAGCAAGCAAACGAGTCAAGACTGTCATGCTAACGAATACGTATCAGGTAAAGCAAAAGATGAAAGAACAACTAAAAGTCAAATACATATAACCGGAGGGATTATGTCTACAATAGCTGTGATTTTAGATAAGTATGCTGAGAAGATGAATGAGTTGGAGTCTATCCAGAGGAAGATTAAGTCGGCTGTGCCAGAGTTGATTGATGCTGAGGCACAACTGACAAAAGAGGTTGATGCTATCAAGGCTGAGGTAAAGGACAAGGCGAAGTTTATCCCCGCTTCTCAGGCGCATACGCTGGTCGGTAAGTTCTTCCAGTTAGTATGGAAGCCAACAAGTGACAAGTGGGACGGTGAAAAGATTGAAGCCTGGGTACAAACTGCCTGCCTTACACCAGAACAGACTGCCGGCCTTATGGCTTGCAAGTCAAAGGGTCAAGCGACCTGGGCAGTATGCAAAAAGGGGAAGGGCAAGTAGCCCTTCCCGTAATTCAAGCCCGTCGGTGGTGGCATTCTATATAAAACCGGATAACTTTGGGGCGGATAAGTAACCCTGATCGGTAAGTACATCACGGTAGTGAACACCGATCAATTAGTAACACATCTTTGCACGTGCAAAAAGGAGAATGACATGGCAATTTCAATAATGTATGCAAGGAGCGTGAGCTGAAAGTAATCCGGCAAAAAGCTTATAACTACGTGAAGGAGCAATCATGAGAAAAAGAGTACGTATCAACATTACCAAATCTGGAGACCTGATCATTTACTTTGATGACAGGTTCTACCTGAGGACTCCAGAGTACAGACTTGAAAAGTTATTCCATGCTCTGAAAAGCTGCTCATTTATTTACCTGGGTGATCATCCGATGTCTTACGGTAGATGTCACAAGTATATCTCAATGGAATACTTAATGGATGACACACAACTATAAAGCAACGGGTCGCTTAGCCGGCCCTTGACAGGGGGAATATCTATGCTATAATAATAGCACCACCACATAAAACCAAAAGGAGACCACCACCATGTTGAAATTTTCTAAGAAGAACTCTAAGATGTTACACCTAGCGCAGATGCTAGGACTCAAGGAGTCCCAGGTTGTATCGTTCGACCTGCCAGCAGGGTTCACCTGTCCCGCCACATTCCTGTGCCGTGCATTCAGTGATAAGCGCACAGGCAAGATGACAAAAGGCAAGGGAGCACAGTTCACCTGCTATGCCGCAAAGATCGAGGCTGCATACCCATCGGTACGCAGGGCACACTGGCACAACTTTGAAACCTTGCGCCCTATCTTGCGGGACGTTGACAAGATGGTAGCGTTGATTGACGCATCTCTACCTAAGGGTATCAAGGTAGTGCGCATCCACTCCAGCGGCGACTTCTGCACAGAAGAATACTTTCGGGCGTGGACTGTGATTGCCAGCCTCTATCCTGAGATCACATTCTTCACTTATACCAAGGTGCTTCCCTACATGCGCATCGAGACCCCCGATAACTTCCATATCACCTACAGCATGGGTGGGAAGTGGGACGAAGCTTACACAAACACGATCCCTTCCTGTACTGTTGTGAAGAATGAAGCCCAGGCGGAAGAGATCGGCCGGCCCGTAGCATGCCGTACTGTAACAGAACCCGATGACTTCACATTTATTGTTGATGGTAAGTCGTTTGCTATCTGTCTGCATTGATGCTATATAAAAAGGAGCACACGCCATGTGCTCCAATTAGCTTGACAAATAGACAATACTATGCTATATTTATAGAACAGGAGGCGACATGTCTGCGAGACCACCAATCAATATCGTAGTAAGAAATGGGGTGCGCACCAGCACCGACTTTCATATGCTAATGGCATTTGCAGTGCTTCCTACCATTCTTAGTGGTGGGACGATTGCTGAGCGATTGAATGAAGATGGGTCGGTGAACTTGCCTGACTACGTAGGGTCATGCTCTAGTGAAGAGGTTAACCGCACATCAGAAGAGTTGTTTGACTGGATTATTGGAGGGTGAGATGAAGTTGAGCAAAGCTGAGACACGTGACAAGAAACATTTCAAGAGACAGCATGGTATGCGAGTGTCAGGCAAGTCTGTGTTCGTAACCCAGGCTGTCCTAATCAAAAAGGCTGGTCGTTGAGCCAGCCTATAATTAACCCCGCTTCCAGGCGCATCGGCAACCTGGGGTCTGAAACCTTGTTTTAGGCGAATCATTCTCGCCAACACGCACGGAAAGCGTAACGGGCTGCGGTACGTATGACGCATAAGGCAGACGCAAGTTGTAGGCGGCGGGGATACTCAATTGTAAGGAGATAACTATGGCAATCGTAAAAGAAGGAACAGTAGTAGAAACAACACTAATCCAGGAGTTTGCAGACTCCCTGGTATTTTCTATCACCCTGGCTAAGTATCCTGATGAACCAGTTGATAGTGACATAGAGACCCTGGTCTCGGTAGTAGAGTTAGCACTGGAAGGTTACGCCCTCTTCTTCTTTGCCGGCCTTCCCGTGCCAGATGAACTGGAGCAGGTGCTCAATATCATCGACGGTTTTATCGACGGTGACTGCATCCTGAGTGTAGAAGATGGCAAGGTTGTTTACTCAAAGATGCCAAAGCTTGAGCCACAAGAAAAGTGTGCGCAGTGTAACAGTCCTGTCTGCCAACTGAGTTTACCTAATCGAACTAGAGGTATGATATGTCTGAACTAACTTTCAAGTGCTGTCTGTGTGGGGAAGAGTTTACCCCTGAGTTTCTATCTGTCGAGTCTATTGAAGATGCAGGTGTGCGCAGCGCAGTGACTGCTATTCGCCTAGAGCCTAGCGAGTGCGTGTGTGTGTACTGTGAGAACTTGATCGAGCCAGATGAAGATGCTGACTTTGGGCGTACAGATGCAGAGACCTGGGAGTTCTCAGGTGTGAACCTAGACCCTGGCATGCAGGTGTTCTATCAGCTAAACTACTAGAATGCTGGAGAAATCCAGCAATTAGTCTATATGTGGACTGCAACAATACTCGTAAAAATAGCAAAGCTTTTCTATCGTTTATCAAAAGAAAACTACAGAAAAGCAGAGGAATATGCAGAGATATCTAGGAAACTAATAAATAATAACTACTTTTATTTATCTGTTTTATTTGCTAGATATCACATAATAATGGGCACAATATTCTACAAGATTGGGGGGCGGGTTGCCGGCCTCCTACGGTGGCTGCACCACCTCCTACTAAGGAGATGACCATATACAGTGAACAGATGGAGAACTATATCCAGAGCACATTCAACCAGACGCCTGCCGACCTCAACGATCTAGTCAAGGCTGAGCAGCACAACCTGGATATCGAGCCAGATGAAGCTTACAAGCTAGGGCGTGTGGATGCTGAGGAATATGGAGCAGACTCCGGCAATCCTTTTGAACAGGGGACTCAAGAGTGGGATGCCTGGGAAGCTGGCTTCAAAGCTGGACTTGCTCACATCAATAACACACCAGCATGGTGGACACAAGAGCAACGTGCCCTTGACAAAGAATAATATCCCTGCTATAATAACAACACTTTGCACGTGCAAAGTAGGCTGGAGAGAACATGGCAAATAGAGTAAATAAAAATACAGGCGGATGTGGTTGCATCTTCGGTATCATCAATACAGTCCTGGCAGTTATCGTAGGCATCTGTGCAGCAGCAGTGTTCGGTGTGTACTTGATTGTGATCGGCGTTATCATAGCGGGTATTGCATTGCTGCTCAAGTTGTTCAGTTTGTAGAATGAGCACAGGCAATCCAATCCTGTCTGTGCTCCTACGATATGAGGAGTATCCAATTGTGTACATCTACAGGAAGGATGCCCTAAGAGTATACGTTGGGATGAAGAGAGTACAACGAGTGTTTAGACTCCTCAGAAGCAGGAAACTAAGATCGGAGATACAGGTTGAGCCAGACCTAATCAGAGTAGCGTTCTTTATAAGGAGAGCAGATGGCACACAACAACGTGAAGTTGCAACACTATAACTACGACACCCACCAGATGGAAAGTGATGGGGAAGTGAGCATCCACCAATTAGCAAGTCTAAACTATAGGAGGTAATATGGCAGAGATTGACATCTTATTGGAAGAGGAAGAGAAAGACCTGAACACGAGGGACGAAGTTGTAACGGCTGTTCATATCCTGTGTAGCAAGTTGAAGCAGTACAATAAACGGCACAACACTAGCTATACCAGCATCCGTATCTTTGATGATGTGAGTGGTGGCTTACTGAATAGCTCTGACATGGAGTTTAAAATGTTCAAAGATGTACAAGACCTGTGCTCAATCTTGGAGGAATAAATGATTACCGTTGACGACGCATATGTAGATGGAGTAGACGAAGAAGTAATGAACATCACTACGTGGCTCTCTAACCTGGAATGTGCTAACCCAGGCTCAATCGTAGCTGCGGTGATCCGCAGCGATGGGACTGGCGATATCGTGGTAGATGGCCGGCCAATCCTTTCGTTTGAGGTGAAAGCATTTATTGTTTGACTCTTGACAAAAGTACAATATCTATGCTATAATAATAGCATCTTACAAAGGAGAGTATCTAATGACGAAAGCACTATCGAGTTACCCACAGTACCAGCGGAAGGCAGTCGCCCTCCAGCGGGTGCGCAACGGGGAAAAGTCCGACCAGAAAGGGTTGGGCTACTGGGGAGCGAAGGATGCTACAAAGCACTTCAAAGTTGAGGAGGTTGTGAAAGAAGAGGAAGAGAGTAACGTGCCGGCCGCAGCATAACAAGCGGCACACAAAGTGATCCCCTCCTGGGATGCCAAGTGACCCTATGGGTGTTGGGCAGGGACAGGAAGTACAGGGTGTAGCAGTAGTTCCTGGGAGGTGAGTCGGAGTAAACGCCAGTGAGCGGGGGGATAAACAGAAGGTCACTGTCGGGCGGGGGTCGCCCCCACTAATTAGAGTGTTTGACAATAGGAACAGTGGTGTCTCATAGAGAAAGACTATGGACGTGCGCTGACTAGATGGCTCGGCACTCAACTAGCATAGCTTCGTGCAATTCGGGACTGCCGCTCCGTAAGGAAGGAACGATACAACAGTCGAAAGCGAGCACCTAGAATGTATAGGTGAAGCAGTCAACAACCGTGATAGTCGGTGATGCTAGTGATAAACAATATTCTGGAGGATAATAATGGATTATTTAGAACGAATAAATAGTGATCTGGCTAAGTTTGATGGCATATGGGTTGAATGCGAGGACTTGCTGCATATCAGCCTAAGCCTGGATGAATGTGTTGAACTATGCAACTTATATATGCTGGCTGAACAGGAGAAGAGTCAATGAGCACAAAGCACAATCGCATCCAGGTAAGCTCAGGTGTCTACATCTGTAGTGAATGTGGCAAGAAAACCAGGGACACTGGACAGGGTGAGGCCGAAGTTGAAATGTGTGCCCACTGCTATAACGTAGCTTTGTGGATCAACTATGTTTCCGATGGTGGAGACATCAACAAAGTACCGGAAGAATATCGAGCGGAGGTAGCGTAATGACTAAGTTTGTTTATCACGTAAACTTTACCTGGGACTTGACCACAGAAGAGTGGTATGTCTTAGCTGCTAATCGCTTCTCTGCCGTGAAGAAAGCTATGGTAGAAAGCAACAGAGAAAAGGATATCTGGTTCTATGCCATGCGCTTTGACACAGTGAAAACACACGTGGATACAAACGTTATCCAAACATCTTTCACTAGCCTGGATGATATCCAGGTAGAGACTAAGACGACTGGCTTGCTCCAATAATCACATACCCCTTAAGTTATGGAGTCCTCATGAGGACACGGAGATACTATGAATAAGAGAAAGTTTGTGCAGGATACACATGTTCGAGCCGAAGCATTTGGCTTCCTGGTCTCAATCCGTAGATACTGGAGGCATGAAGATGGTCGCATCCACTACCAAGTACGCAACTATCACACCAGTGTTGAGCGTGGCAGCTTTGTTGATGTGACAGCGCACAGAATGATGATCCGCTAGGAGGTGGGTATGCAGGTATGGAAAGTTGTTGTGCGTACAAATACACCAAGTGTTCGTGAAGTCTTTACCTATATCGTTCCAGCAGAAAGTGCCCTGGAAGCACGTAAAAATATTGTGCAGCTTCCATACTGGAATGATGGGCTGACAGCGACGGAGATTGAAATCGAGCAGGTTGTACTGGATCAGGCTGTGCTCGTATCTTATGCAAGTTGGGAGACTGTCTATGAAAACGATTGGTAACTACGTTGAGGTTTACTTTACTCAGTTAGATAACGGGGCTGAGATTGCAGTGACTGCCGTGATGAATGGCTCAGTGAAACAGGAAAAGGTTGTTGCTGAACTGCGTGACACCATTGTACCCCCAGGCAGGGTGCTGTATTCTCGCATGGTCTACTTGTACCCAAATGTTCTCACTCCAGACCTAAACATCGAGAACATCAACAACCTGAAAACAACTGGAACATTCTAAGAAAGATTAATAAAGGGCAGAAATGCCCTTGCAATTTTGCATTTTCTATGCTATAATAATTGTAGAGAAAGGAAGGTACAACATATGGCAACAAGTAAACCAGCTTTTGAGCATGTGACTTGTTCCCGCTGTGGTGGTTCTGGTCACTACAGCTTCAACCTGATGTATGGTACTGTGTGTTTCAAGTGTCATGGTCGTGGCTGGTGCTACACTAAACGTGGTGCAGCAGCTAACACCAACACTTTACAAGAAGCAAAGGATATTGTTAGAGCTGTACGCACTGTACTTTTCCATCAAGTAGATATGAGCAAAGCTCTATGAAAACTGCTAACAAAGAAACACTAAGAGAGCTACAAGATATAACCGGAAATGCTACTGAACACTTTAATAATCTGTGGTTTTCTTTGCTAACAGAAGATCAGCAAAAAGCACTGCTTCCAGCGTTGATCAGTATGATAGTTGCTATAAGGCGTGAGGCGGCTATGTCACAGATTGTACATCCACAAGCTTTTCTTGGAAACATTGGCGAAAAAGTTATTCAACTAATAGGAGAGATGTAATGATCACGCTAACACAGGAACAGTATGATAAGCTGGTAGATGCTCTGAGAGTAGGCATCATACACTTTAACATGAAAGCCCAGGGTAAGCTGGTGGGCTTAGATAAAAGAGACGATAACGTACGCCAAGCTTTATGTGAAGCCATCTCTGTGCTCACTGGTGAAGTCATCTGCGGTAATCTCCAGCGCACAGGTGAGACTAAGAAAGTCATAGAAGAACTAGGCACAGTCGTAAAAAAGTAAGAAGCTATTGGGGATTAGGACAATCGGTTAGTCCACTGGTCTTTGAAACCAGACGTGAAGGTTCGAACCCTCCATCCCCAGTTTGAAATTGACCATTGACAAATAAAGCATTTCTATGCTATAATAATAGAGTAAGTTAAACGTGCCACCATTGTCTAATAGGAAGGACATTACTTCCAGAGGCAAAGATGCTGACCACATCTGACCGGTTAAATCGTCTGGTCAACAAGCTTCTGGTTTGTACAGGAGGTAAGACGGAGGTTTGAGTCCTCTTGGTGGCTGCTAATTTGTAAGTTGCGGGGGTTTAGTTCAATGGGAGAACGCTTCTCTTGCACAGAAAAAATATCAGTTCGATTCTGATAACCTCCACCTAGTTTGCGCAGTTGCATTTTGCTCCACAAAACGATTGTAGTATTTAGATCATATTGTGGAGGATTTTATGGGTAAACATAAGAGTGGTCAAGCAAAAGTAAATGTTGTGTGTGAAACATGTGGTGTAACATTTCAAAAAAGAATTGCTGAGAAGACACGAACAAAGCACAACTATTGCTCCAGGATGTGTGTTCCAAAACACGGAAAGAAAAGAGACCCTGAAAATTATGTTGAGTTGGTATGCTCAGGTTGTGGAAAAAGTTTCATCAGAAGAAAGACATACCTATCACGCAGCAAGAGTGGGTTTTATTTCTGCTCAAGGAAATGCAAAGATGATGCACAAAGAATAGGCAGTGGTTTTGAAATCATGCTGCCAGAGCACTATGGAATAATGCAAGAAAAGTATAGGGATAAAGCATTAGCACACTACCCTAATCGTTGTGAATTATGTGGATGGGATGAGCACGTAGTATGCCTGGATGTTCATCACATAGACGAAGATAGAGACAACAACAGCATAGACAATCTTGTAATCTTGTGCTGTAACTGTCACCAATACTTACATAGAACTGGAAAAAAGTATTCACGAATACCCTTGACAATAAGTAATAATGATGCTATAATAATAGGGTAAGAAGTAAACAGAACTTTAATAACTTCATAAATTCCACCTCAACGTGAGTGCCTAGCACGAAAGGCGTACATTCAGTTCGAGTCTGATGGGGTGAATTAACAAAGCTGGCAGGGGTTGTTGCAGACCCAGGCTGTGAGCTAATAACCACAGCCTAATGCCAGTGGAGTAAGGAGCTTCTGGTCTCTTAGATAAACCCAGTAATGGGATAAAGGATTGGTGTCTACGCTGATCCGCATCGCAAGATGTCAACCAGGTGAACTGCTCGACACACTCTACCGACTGCTAATGGCGTATGCTGAGGCAAGGGATGGGGTGTCCACTGAAAAGGTGGTGAGGCTGAGAGGTCAATACATGAGGGCAGGGAGCACAGCAGTAGTTCTTGGCGGGACTAGCCTGTGTGAAGTTCCAGGCAACTACCAGTGATGGGGTTGTCGGAGGAATGTAGATGAGTAGGGTCGCCAGCCTGAAACATCAACGGTAGGGTGTGGTCAAGGTCAGTATAAAGGCTGATACAACCGGACAGGGTACATCCTGCGTCAAGTAGAAAACCTGGGTTCAACTCCCAAATGATAAGACTATATATTATACATGGATAACCACGAACCCCTGTCGGTAGAGCCTACGATAGATCGCTCTTGTCCTGGTCACAGGAACGGTGTTGCGGAAACAACACTGATGTGCTAACGGTCTCAGGTGATACTTCGTCTAGCTAACGGGGTAGCTCAGGGGAAACGGGTGCAGACAAGTAGGCGGCGCAAGCCTCAAAACAACCTCAGATGTGTGGCAGACGCATCAAGAAGGAACTCAAAAGACTGAAAGCAACTAGGTCATAGAGACTGCGAGTGAAGCTGTACGCTGCTGGTGGAAACATCAGTGGGGCTAAACCTGGGACTGTGATGAGTAGCCTGGGTTACGGTGCAGCGATATGAGGATGGCTACAACTCGTAACAATTTCATAGGGTGATGGTGTCAACGGATAGCATCATTGTCTCCAAAACAAAAGGTCTAGGTTCGAATCCTAGTCGCCCTGCTAGTAAGTCAAACGTGCCCCCCTCTTCTAATTGCAAGATGCTCAAGATACTACTGACTGGCGATCAACGGTTTACTCGCCAGGATCATCTGATCCATGATCGTAACGGGAGCAAGTCTTGAGAGAATGCCAGTGTAACCCTGGCGGGAGGCAGGACAATCTAATTATGAGCACATGGCATATCGGATGTGCAGCGGCCTTTTAAGCCGCAGAGGTGGGTTCAACTCCTACTGTGCTCACCTTTCACACTCTCTTTATCCTGACCTCAACTGGTACTGTTCTCAACTGTTATAACACAGCCACGAACAGATTAAGCCCAGGGACACGTTTCTACTTGAGGATAGAGTGGCGGCTGCTGAAGGCAGCGGTGTGAACTACTGTCTCAGAAAGGCTAACGATTGCCCACGATGAGGTATCGGGTCAGAAGTGGGGCAGTAGATTTTATTCCTGGGTAGCCCAATGGCAGAGGCAGATGGCTGTTAACCATCTCAGTGGAGGTTCAACCCCTTCTCCAGGAGCTAATGGTCTCGTAGCCCAATTGGTTAGGGCACTTCCCTGTCACGGAAGAAGGTGTGGGTTCGACTCCCATCGGGATCGCCTTGGCTGACACCTGTCGGGGAGTGAAGCGTGAATAGTACCGATAACTCTACCTGCCGACTGGCTCACGACAGCCATATGGTCTGCTAGTCTAGCGGAAGGACACGTGCCTTTCACGCACGTCAGCAGGGTTCGACTCCCTGGCAGATCACACAAGACCGTTGGTCTCGTTCATATGCCATATGTGTACCTACCTAGGAAATGGCTAGGTAGGGTACGAGGGGTGGCGCATAGAACGAGACATCATGAGACCATCGTCTAGCGGTCAAGATCAGGCACTCTCAATGCCTGGACGAGGGTTCAAATCTCTCTGGTCTCACAGACTTATCTACCATGTGTAGAAAAAGATGGGCTGTCCTTATGGGATAGCTGCCTGGAGGTGAGTTATGAAAGCCAAAATGTGCAACGGCAAGAAGCACGTGGTTGTAGATGCCGGAAAGTTTCAGCAACGTGGAATGTTCATATGGATGGCAACTATCAGACCAACAGGAGTAAAACGAATCAGGATCAAATGTCCTGAGTGTGGAAGAAAACTCTGGAGCAGCGTCTCCCTGTGTCACGATGGCTGCTGCCTGATACACGAGCTACCTGTGCACAAGATCAAGGGGTGGTGGAAACGCAAGAATAAGTAATTGGAAGGACATCGGCAAGGCTGGCGGGCCGCTGCGTCTTGAAAACGTTTGGTCAGAAATGGCATAAGGGTTCGATCCCCTTTCCTTCCGCCTGAAATACTTGGAGGTTATGTGGCAAACCACAAGAAACACAGACCAATCAGCGCACGAGGGCACTGCAAGATGTGCAAGTATTGGAAGATTAACGGATATCGAACAGAGCGGTTAGGCGGTGAGCGCTTCGGGGACTACAAACGAAGAATGTTTGCAAAAAGAGATGCTAATGAGCCAGTAGATCAGTTGGAAAGATCACTATCTTGACATGATAGAGGGCACAGGATCGAGACCTGTCTGGCTCACTCAGTCAAAGCTCTACGCTGTGTCCACATATGGACATAGAGGAAACACAGGACTCCTTAGCTTACGGTAGGAGAGCACGTGCTCGATTGCACTACCCAGGGAGCAACCTCAAGCAGCCTAGCGGGTGAGCTACGCAATGATGGCAGGTCGAGGGCATAGAAAGATGTAGAGAGAGATACAGAATCCTGGTTATTAGGACTGGAGATAAAAATGCTTATAATCGTATACAACTTTTTTATTGATCCACCAGACATTGATCACTTCGAATGTAGTGGGTGCGGTGTGGTATACACGGTAGATGTAGCCAACCTGCCATCCCAGTGCGTAGTCTGTGGGACATCTTTTGAAGAACGAATTGGTGTCACTGGAGATGGTACATGAAAAACAATGTCTTACCTAGATAAGTAAAATATCTGGTGTCCTGAATAAAATACTGTCGGTGAGAAAGGTTAAAGTCACCGAGCCGGATTTGGAAGATTGGCAGAGTGGTATTGCACAGACCTGCTAAGTCTTGGTCGCCCGTAAAAGGGCGCAGAGGTTCGATCCCTCTATCTTCCGCCTTATAGGGACATGATGTAATCGGCAGCATAAGAAGCTCTGACCTTCTCAGTCTAGGTTCGATCCCTGGAGTCCCTGCCTTGATGTACCTGTGGTATATCGGATGTGCCCTGGTCTTCGAAACCAGAGAAGAGCGTTCAACTCGCTCCAGGTACTCTACATGCCCTCTTAGCTCAGCGGACAGAGTGCTTCGCTACGAACGAAGTTGCCAGAGGTTCGACTCCTCTAGGGGGTGCTGTGCGACCAAGGTGTTGCTGGTGGCATCGTTCGCTTCCAACGAATCAGGCGTGGGTTCAAATCCCACTGGTCGCTCTCATGTGAGCATATCGACACAGCCTTCTAAACTGTAGATCGTAACGGATGAAAATGCGGGTTCGAGTCCTGCTGCTCACTCAGGAGGATAAAGATATGAAACTTTGTATGTGCAACTGTCGTTATTGCAAAGCTGGTCGCCACTCTTCGTGGTCTCAGTACATGATCACCCACAAGAAACGTGCAGCACGTCACCTTGTAAAAGCTCGCCTAAAGAAAGGCGAGTACGAAAATCTTCCAGAAAAGATCGGTATTCCCTATACCGATTAGTAAACTGCTCTCGTGGCGTAGTGGTAACGCAACAGACTCTTAATCTGCTAGTCACAGGTTCGACCCCTGTCGGGAGCACAGCATCTCACTTGCGACCATAGCTTAGTGGTAAAGCACATCTTTGCCGAAGATGAAACCTGGGTTCGACCCCCAGTGGTCGCTCTAGGGGTAGAGGGTCAACGTGATGCCCATCTCTGCACAGAGCACGTTGATCTAAGTCCAAGGATGGGTGGGCACGTGATGCAGCATGTCCTGTCCGAAGTCGCCCCATTAGTCTGCCGTAGTAGCTGAGTGGCACAGCCTCCGCATCGTAAGCGGGTGATCAGAGGTTCGATCCCTCTCTATGGCTCTTTCGCCAAAGTCGTATAACGGTCAGTACGGTTGTCCTGTAAACAACCTGTGTGAGTCCGACTCTCACCTTTGGCTCTGTATGCCGCTGTAGCTCAGTTGGAAGAGCACCAACTTGGTAAGTTGGTTGTCAAGGGTTCGATCCCCTTCTTCGGCTCTATCGGTGCATCGAGGGCACAAAGTACATGACGTTGCGAGGACGCATCCTAGCCCCCCTGGAAACGTGAGCGACCTGGACACTGATAAAGTATTGTTGTGGTCGGTTAGCTCAAGTGGAAGAGTGCCCTCCTAAAATGTTGGGCGATGTGGGTTCGACACCCACACTGACCATGACAATCATGCCTCTGTAGCTCAGTTGGTAGAAGCGCAGGTCTGAAGAACCTGATGCGTGGGTTCGATCCCCACTGGAGGCACTGAGCTATCACCCATACACCAGACCTAGGTTAGGTGCTAGTGATAGCGGTAAGAGACAAGGTAGACGTACCTAAATGGATAAAGTCCTGGGAAACGGGACGAAGTGGGATCGTGCCCCACTGTCTCTATATAAACATGGCGGTAATGAGTACACGGTGAGACTCGGCTGTCTGTAAAACAGTTCCCATTGGGTAGGTAAGTTCGACTCCTACTACCGCCACTAGGAGAAAAATAAAATGGATAGAGACCCTAGATACAGAGGATTATGGTGTAATTGTTCTTGTTCTGGCTGTCTGTTGCCTTGATACTTGCAGTAATAATCTTATGACCTAGATGCCAAACGGTCAGGCAGCGGTCTGCAAAACCGCCAAAGTGGGTTCAACCCCCACCTGGGTCTCTATGGGTGTGTAATCGGACTTGTTTCCTAAACAAGTAACCGTAAATGGAATTGAAAATGTGGGTTCAATCCCCACCACGCCCTCTCATACTCCGATAACTCAGTCCGGTTAGAGTGCCGTTCTGATACAGCGGATGTCTGTGGTTCAAATCCACATCGGAGTACCTATGCTCTCTTAGCTCAGTTGGTTACGAGCACTTCTCCTACAAAGAAGGGGTCGGTGGTTCAAATCCACCAGGGAGCACTTATGGATACGTCGCCAAGTGGTCAAGGCAACATTCTCATAAAATGTCCATCAGTGGTTCAATCCCACCCGTATCCACCTATAGACTTGACAATAAGGAATACCTGTGCTATAATTAATACATATAAGTAAGTGCTCATGGTGGAATGTGGCATACACGCCTACCTTAAGAGTAGGTGCAGAAATGCATGCAGGTTCAAGCCCTGCTGAGCACACAACGGGCTGGTGGTGGAACGGCAGACACGAACGCATCAAGAGCGTTTGCCGAAAGGCATACAGGTTCGAGTCCTGTGCAGCCCACAGAAACAAACATGCACCTGTGCTGGAACTGGCATACAGGCTTGTCTTAGAAACAAGTGCGAAAGCATGGAGGTTCGACTCCTCTCAGGTGCACTGAGGAAAATAAGAAATGGAGGTTCACATGTTGAGTAGAGAAGAGTTAGAAGATGGGATGGTTCAGTTCATCGGAACAGAACACTACCACAAATGGTCTTTGTTGTTTAGAAACATTGTGCTAACTGACGGTGTGAAATGGTTGGCTGATAATGCTGAATGCTACTGGCTTATGGACTTGATTGCCAGCTACCAAAGCTTTCCAACTGTAAGGAGAAATCCCTTCCAGGTGTGGAAGATCAAAGTAAACACGAGTGCACAGGCGATGATCGTTTGTGAGGACGGAAACAATAATGAACTTGCTCATCAGTTTATTGAGTTCACAGACATGCCCCTTGCAGAAGTCGATCTGTGGGTAGAAGAGGGTGATGGCTATCGTGTAATCTTACTACCAAACGAACACTAATATGGCAGCACATATCCTAACCGCACTAAACCAAATCGAAAATGATATCATCAAGGGCCGGCTTGTTTGGGATCACCTACGAGCAGCCCTTGAGATATCCTGCTGGACAGAGGACTTGGCATATGATGACTACCTAGCCCTACACAGGGCTGTGCACTCAGAAGATAGGATTGCTCTTAGCTTTTGGGTCACTACCATGAAGAAGAAGTATGTGGAAATGTGGGAGGCACTAAACAAACCAACTACCAGAGAGGAGTGGAACAGGAAAAGGAGAATAAGCTATGATTGAAATTGAACTAGCAAAACTTATTGTTGGTGTTATTGCTGCACTGCTTGGTCTGGTCTCGGCAGTGATTGCCCTGATCAAGCACCTAAAAAACAAGCAGACCCTGTGCACAAGAATTGAAACAGAGAATGGAACTATTCTATATCAGTTTGATCACAAAGCTACAGATATAGAAATCGCTGAGTTTGCGTCTCAGTATTGTGAGATGTGGGATGGTCGGATTATTGTAGATAATACAGACCATAGAACTCTAAATATATATGACAATAAGCTGTTTATAAAGGATATACGTAATCTGTAATATAAAAGTACCATAAGTAATTGTGTATAATGCCTTGACAGTATTTATGTTTTATATATAATGCGGCTCAAATAATTTTATATTTAAGGAGTGTTTACGAGTATGGATGTCAAATTATTTTCTGTGGACGGTTCGTATATTTGTACGCTAAGCTTCAACGGAAACCCTATGGTAGGAGATGTGCTCCTGGTGAACGAGAGACTAATGGAAATCACATCCAGGAGATGGACAACGGCAGGAGAACTAGAACTTATCCTAGACGAAGTTAGCGTGGGGTAGTTCTCCTAGAGGGGTGGAATATAATTTCCACCCTTTTCTTTTTTCCAATTCTATGCTATAATTAATAGTACAGAAGTAAAGGAGAACATACTATGACACTTATCAAAACACTATTCGCTGTAATAACCCTACCTATTGTAGCAGTCACCACCATAATCGCTGTTGCATATGTGGGGATCATCCTGATAACACTCGGCATAGTTTTTATAACCGTAAAAACAATCATCGCAATATAGGAGAAGATCACAAATGGTAAAACGAATAAGCATCAAGGAGCATATCATCGAACTAATCAACGAAGCTAAAAATATGTATCCAGGTGTAGATGCATTTGGGGTTGACATTGACGTTGACGAAAATGAATGGGACATAGTTATCACCGTAAAATCACTAGTTTAGGAGGTAGATATGTATAGGGTTGTTCTGGAACTACCCTTTGATGTTGTCCTCGTGCACCATCAGGGGTTTGATGAGAAAGAAACAGCCCAGGTTCTGGTAGACCAACTGCCAGGACAATTCCGAGTAGTAGATGATAAGGAAGTAAACCTGGACAAAGCTGTTGTAATACCCATGAGGCATAGAAAGAGAGTGAGAGATGAACGTAGTAGATGTAAAGATCAACCAACTAATAACATCCAGCAATGTTCGCAAGTCACTGATAGGCATTGAAGAACTTGCCAAGTCAATGGCGGAGAATGGTCAAGAGATCGAGATACGCATCTTCCCTAATGGACAGAAGGGCAAATACTTTGTAAAGGCGGGGCACAGGCGCATCGCTGCTGCAAAGATGTTGGGGTGGGACTCAATCCGAGCAGTGGTAGAGACTGCTCCAGAAGATGAAGCAGGACTTCTGCTCCACCAGTACATCGAGAATGCACTGCGTGAGAACATGAGCTTCCTGGATACGGCTAACGTATATGGCAGGTTGATTGAACTGGGCTGGTCTCAGCACGAGATCGCTCAGAAGTTTGGTATCTCAGACACAGAGGTTAGCCTGACCCTCTCTGTCCTGGGCATGTCACCGAAGCTTCAAGAGGCAGTCGAGAATGGCTCAATCAAACCATCTGCACTGCGCCCCCTGGCTAGTCAGCCTGTGGATGTACAGGAAGAACTAGCAGAACAAGTAATACGTGCCAAGACTGTGCGCAAGATTTCCGCTCTGGTTAGTGCCAGCAAGCGGAAGGCAGAGACGAATAGTGTAGTTGTTGAGGCTGATGTCCACCAGATTGTTCCCAGTGATATTGATCCAATGGAGCTACTGGTGATCGAGGAAGCAAAGGATGTGCTATCTAAGCTGCGCTCCTTCAGATCATCGGTTGATGCTGTTGACAAAAGCCAGATCGTTGATGATGTTCGTGAAATGTGTGCAATCCTAGACGAAATATGGAGTATCGTAAAATGACTTCAATATATATCAAGAATGATACACTGCTTCCTGCAAGACACAAGCATGACCTGTATCGTACTGAGCTAAACCTGATCCGTGAGGCAGTCAAAACTTTTCTGGTCAGGGACTCACAGCCCCACAATATCTTGGATATTGGGGCGGGTGATGGAAGGTGGGGGAAGATTACCAAGCAGTATACCGGAGCACAGCATCTAATTGGTGTTGAGATCATGGATGTACCTAACCCAGGAGAGTTTACATTGTGGTGTCCTAACCAGGATTTCCTAACTTGGGAGATAGACAACGTGGGGATACAGTTTGATGTGATCGTGTCTAACCCACCTTACTATGCCGCTGAGGATATTATCCGCAGAGCACTGTCAATCCTAGCTCCTCGTGGCACAGCCCTGTTCTTGTTAAGGCTGGCTTTCCAGGCGGGTGTAAGCAGGTACAACAACTTCTGGAATGAATACCCGCTGAGCAGCCTGGGTGTGCTCAGCCGCAGACCTTCGTTCTACGGTAATGGAACAAACGGCACTGACTATGGCATCTTCTGCTGGAGAAAAGGCAGAGATGGTGAGTTCTCATATTTCAGTAACGACTCACGAGCCTGGATAACTAAACTGATCAACTACGAGAGGGACTGATGAGAATAGCGATTGATGTTGATGATGTACTTTGTGGACTGGTTGAAGAGGTTGTCGAAATCTACAATGATTCTTGGGGGGATACTCTTACTAAGGACAAAATCACAGTCTGGAATATGTCACGTTTCGTAAAGCCACAGTGTGGTACTTTCGTGCAGAAATACTTCAATATGCCAGGACTATATGACAATGTAAGACCTATTCCTGGGGCACAGATGGGTGTAGAAAAGCTGCGCAGCTATGGATGTGAGTTGCTTTTTGTAACGGCAGCACTGCCAGATGTTATGGGTGAAAAGTTTAAATGGTTGCAAGCTTATGGATTTACTGACGACCTGCGTGAGTATATTGTAGCCAAGAACAAGAGCGTGATTCAAGCCCATGTGCTCCTGGATGATAACTACGACAACACCAGCACATTCAGGGGGTACGGTATGCTATACACACAGCCCTGGAATGATAAGCACAACGTAAAGTACAGGGTAAACAATTGGGAAGAGTTCGATGAGTTTATAAGGAGGATGCTATGAAAGATTGGGGATGTCTTGTAATCTTACTTCTACTGCTAACCGTGATATTACTTAGGATTGCGGGGATATTTGTATGATCATACCTGTTACTGATCTCATATTCTTGGGGGAAAACCCAAATGTTATCTTATTTGGTGACACAAAGGGCAATGTGATTGCTATCAATAAAATTCCGGCACTGCATGTGCCTGAGGAAGCACTAATTGGCAACGAGTTTATGATGGCATCCGTTGACTTTGGGAAACACAATGTACTTCTACTTAGCAACGGGGAGTTTCCAGAACACCCCACTGAAATAACCTACGAGAATATAAGCATGAAGTACCTACCAGACAATAAAGGAAAACCTGTTGTCAAATGCGGGTATTCTGTCAGGAACAACAGATGGGTTGTGGTTGATCCTATGCCATATAAAAAGGATGGAACTTAATGTGGTCATACTATGGCAGAAAGATGAAGATAATTAACGAGTATCCACAACCTGAACATGACACAATCATAGAACCGTTTGCTGGTACAGCCAGCTATGCCTACAAATACTGGGGGCACGATGTAATCCTGGTTGACAAATACGATGTGATTATCAAGGTATGGAAATACTTGCAGCAAGCCTCGCCTAACGATATTCTCCAACTACCTGATGTTGAGAGTGGTGAGTTTATTGGAGACAAGTATGAGTGGCTGTGTGATGAAGAACGCTGGCTGATTGGGTTCTGCATCAACAATGGTAGTCAAAGACCAAAGCACACTGCTGGCAGAATGAACTTCAATTCATGGGGCAGAGATAAGCACAGAATTGCAAATGACCTGCACAAGATCAGGCACTGGAAGCTGATCCTTGGCGACTACAGGACAATCGCTAATTTCCCTGCCACTTGGTACATTGATCCACCCTATCAGTTTCAGCACGAGTATGTGCACAACAACATTGATTACACTACCCTGGCTGAGTGGTGCAAATCCAGGCAAGGACAGGTAATTGTGTGTGAGAACTCACATGCAAATTGGATGAACTTCAAACCACTGATCAGCCTGTATGGTCAAAGAACAAGAACACTAGAGGTGATGTGGTATCGTGAATAAGTTTTGCATGTGCAAAGATGGGTGGGGGAAACCTCACCCATTTTTGATTCCTACCATTGACGATATTATATTTCTATGCTATAATTATTATATAACAAAGGAGCTTACATGGATAATGTACCAAGCGTTTTGATGTGTGTAGGAAGAAAATACTATAAGCTGTACCAGATCATCAACGAGGCATACAACGCTGGTGTATCTAAACGTATCCCTGCGAATACCATACCAGAAGGGCTGGAAGTAGGCGTTAGCAAAATCTTCCTGGCTCACCCCGATGCAATCGTAAAAGTAAATAAACCTGGATGCATACTACAAGACTTAGCATATGACCTTGTTCAGCTAGAGGCTATGACACAGACCCAGTTTATGAAGCTGGTTGATGTGGAAAAACCATACTGGACAGGACACGAACTCAATGCTGAGGACTTTGTACCTGAGTGTATGCTGGATGTAGCGATTGCTTTATCTACACTGCCAGACGAAGATCACCAGAAAATGGTAGAAAAGTATAACCTGGAGTTCTGCATGGGTATCTTTGGTTTCAGCTTCTTTGGTGGGTTTCAGTATGTCTGCCGACCCAACGAGGATGAACTTCCAGTAGAGCTATCCCACCTGGAAGGATATGTAGAACCTGTACACGTTGTCTACGAGAATGAGAGCACAGAAGAAGAGGATGTTGCCGATGCCAACTAGGATTGTATCGGAAGTAAAACGTGGATGTGGATACCGTAAGGAAGGTGGTGTTTACATGATCGGCGGTGGGGAAAAATCAGAGAATGGCGTTCTTCCCATGTTCACAGAGATCAACCCGCCCATCCCATACAGTGTGCAGTTGCACAGAAGTTTCAGGCTCGTAAATGCACAAGCTGTGCTCAGCCGCTCACCGATGGACTCCTGGTGGATTGGTGCATCAAAAGATACGGAACAGAAAAAGAATGCAGATGCCTGGGCTATCAACACATTTGGCATGACCATCACAAAACGACTAGAGACTGGTGATTGCGCTGATGCTAAAGATGCTGATGAAGCACTGGCAATCTTGGTGAGCAAGATCAAGCTTGACCCGAATGATAATCGACTGTATAGTTACTTCCAGCAGCTATCTCGCTCAAGGATACAAGAACTGCCAAGGGTTGCTGAGCACTATGCTAGTCTGCATGAGCATCTGGTTAAGTATGCGAATACCAAGAACCTTGGCTCTTTGGTGGGGGCACAGGCAGCACTGTGGAGAACAGCTTACACGATCCAACCGTCAAAGCGACCCACATATGTACCATATTTGGTACGCTTCCTGATGCTGATGAACCTGACCAAAGACGCACTCGCAATGAAACGAATCTTTTTATAGGAGAAAAAATACAATGGTACGTAAAAGAACAACGGAATACCCTTTTGCTGGACGGCCTCCAAAACCTGTTGCCGAAAAGGTTGGACGACCCGTTCGTGCTCTCGTAACAGTGGCTGTGCAAAAAGCTATGATGGAGTTTGCACGACTGCATGGGATACCACAGCCTCCAAGAGGATCGGTGGCATCCGACGCCGTAAGACTGGCTATATATCGCAGCCTAATTCAGGACGGTCTGATGACACCTGAACTAATGCAGGATGAGACCTGGACTTCACTCAGGGAGAAAGGACTTGTATAATGCCAATATGCCCAGGATGCAAGACGGAGCAAAAGAAACGGATAAATGATGCATGCCCAAAGTGTGGTACAGAAGTATCTGTATATAAGGGCAGGTGGTATCGCACAGAGCTAGGATCACCAAGCGTTGCAATGCTAACCCACCTGGAAACCAGGGCATCTAAAGCACTGTCTCTAAAGAACGGCAGCAAAGTTGTCTACAGAATCCCTAAGAAAGGTGCACTATATGTGAGGGAGCTTGTATCTGCTGAAAGGCTGCTGAACTTGGTAGATGGTGATTATGATCTGGCTGTTGATGCGATTGACATTCTCTTTTTTGACAAGCAGTTCAACTGGAAGATATACACCAGCTTACTGTATATTGACAAAGACTTCCTGGTAGCTAAAGCAATTGCTGAGGCTAACCGAGAAAAAAGAAAAGAGCAAGAAGAAAAGGCTAGAAAAACAATCGCACTTATTGTTGATAAAGAAGATGTGTTTGCGTAGCTATGCTATATATATTGTACCGGAGGATAGAACATGCTAAAAGACTTTAAGTTGATCGAGAATGCAGATGATGTGGGGGCTGTGCTCAACACCCTAAATGAATCACCTGACTTTGCACTAGACCTGGAGACTACTGGACTCAGCTATGAGACAGATGAAATCTTCGGGGTGGCCCTGGCTAATGCAGACCAGGAGTGGTTCGTGGCCGGTGGTGCACTTGTGGCTTGCCTACACGGACTCCAGTCACTAGTTCGAAACAAGAAAGTTATCTTTCACAATGGTATGTTTGATATGCACTTCCTGCACAATGGTGTTTTCAATGTCCGACCAGTCAATATATTTGACACAATGGTTGCCCAGGCACTTATAGATGAGAACCAAAGTCTGGCTCTCAAAACCCTGGCGCAAACAAAGCTAGGTGTAGAAGAACACCTGCCTAGCTTCAAGGATATGCTGACAGATGCAAAGAAAGTAAAGAAGGCTAAGCGTCTGGATCAGGTGAACATATTTGACATTCCAATGGACAAGCTTTCGCTGTATGCTGGTCTGGATGCACGTCTTACTTATGAGCTATATCGCAAGTCAATGTATGAGCTACACCAGGAGAGCATGACTAAAATCTTTCACGATATTGAGATGCCGTTCCTGTTTGTTCTTATGGAAATGGAAGAGGCTGGTTTCTTCATTGATGGCACAGTATTGGGTGAGCTAAACGTAGACTTTGCTAACCAGCGTGACAGTGCAAAGGGCACATTCTTGTCTATCTCAGACGGAGTGAATCCAGACTCTAATCCACAAGTAGCTAAATATCTATTTGAAACATTGAAATACAAACCATCTAAGAAAACTGAATCTGGTGCTCCATCTGTAGATGTTATGTCATTGACCAGACTGCTGCCAAAGGACAAGAATGGTGCGGTGGCTGCTCTACTTGCTTACCGAAAATATGAAAAGCTGTTGGGTACGTATATTGAACCAATCAATGAGCGAACTCAGGGTGGGCAGCTAAGACTAAGAGGTGAGTTCAACCAAACAGGCACAGTAACTGGCAGGCTATCATCATCTAATCCTAATCTACAAAACATACCCGCTCGTGGTGATTCTGGTTCTAGGGTCAGGTCTCTTTTCTCAGCACCAAAAGGATACAGCTTCCTAGATGCTGACTACAGCCAGCTTGAACTGCGCATCTGTGCACACTACTCGCAAGACCCTAACCTGGTTAAAACATTCATCGAGGGTGGTGATCCACACCAACTGACAGCAGACTTGTGTGGTGTAGATCGGAGCACAGGCAAGACTTTGAACTTCGGTGTACTCTACGGAAGCGGCCCAAAGACAATGGCAGATACCGTTGAGAAATCTGGAAAGCCGAGACCTACGGAAGAGACAACCAAGAAGTGGCTGCAAGCTTTCGATAAAGCATATCCCACTATTGTGTACATGAAGCAAATGCAGATCATGCAAGCACGTGAGCAAGGCTATGTTGAAACTATCGGACGCAGGAAGCGCAGACTTCCAGATATCAACAATCGAGACCAGAGTCTACGTGCTCGTGCAGAGAGACAAACATCCAACTCAGTCATCCAGGGTAGTGCTGCCGACATCATCAAGTATGCAATGCTGAGCATCTTCCCCTATATGGGAGACTATGATGCAAAGATGACGGCGCAGGTACATGATGAGTTGTGCTTTGAAGTTCCAGAAGAAGCTGCCCCTGAGTTTTCTGAGTTTGTGTCAAACAGAATGATAGGAGTTGGTGAATACTTTGATATGCTTGTACCTCTGGAAGCAAGCCCAGGCATTGGAAAGAACTGGGATGAAGCCAAGCACTAAGTCCACATTTAGACCTTGACGGATAATAATAACTGTGCTATAATAATAGGAGGAGTTAATCATGGTAAATAGAGTAATGATTGTAACCAAAAATGATCTTGTACGTTACGCAGATATACACTACCCAAAAATCACTGACCTAAAGACTGCTTGCGTAGCAAACGTTATGATCTACTTGGATGACTTTCTTTTTACTATCCTACTTAACAGATTTGCGGAAAGCAAATGGGTTTTCGGTGTGCTAGCAGACCTGCCTACATACCTTGAACGCTTATCGGAGGGTGATTGTGAGCGAGTATAATCCTTCTATCCAAGCACTGCTTGATGAAACAGTAGATGACTGGGGAGACCCAAAGCTGAATCGTGAAGGGCTTGTTCCTTATGGCATCAAGCTTATTGATCAAGCACTCTATGGTATTGACACACTGAACGGAGAGGTTAGTGTAATCATTGCACCAGAAAAACAACGCAAGACTACGCTGGCTGTCAATATCCTGTGCAACTACATGACCTCTCCAAAACCAAAGGTCAAGCCATTCACAGTAGTTGACACCCTGGAAACTGGTATGCACCCGAAACGCTACCGTGACACCCTAATATCCAACATGGCTACCAGAGTCTTAATGGGTGGTGGGCACAGATACAAAACATACTGTCCAGCTTGCGATCTGGCGCAGTGTGCTCATCTCGGAATCTCTCCTGAGTTCTTGCGCTACAACACCAGGACAAATGAACAGACTAAAGCTATCTCTACTGCTATGCAGATTATGAGAGAATGGCCTCTGTTTATCTTCGGTGCTAACCCATACCAGGGAAATACCCGCAACCTGGATGTATCCATCAAAAGAAAAGATAATCGCTGGCTGTCCGTCATTGAACAGTTCGGCGCAAAGATATTTATCGTTGACCACGTACAGCAATACAGCTTTGCTGATGAGCCAACTGATTACGAGAAGCAGTTACGGGCTGTGGCTGCTATCGGTGACATTGTAGCTCAGGAGCATGTTGTATGTTTGCTGCTGTCTCAGGTATCCCTAACATCTATCCGTGACAATAAAAGTGGAACGGGCAGACTTATGGCTGCTGGTGGAGGCAAAGCTCAACAAGAAGCAAATGTAACTTTCTCTGTTAGTTATACTCAAAATAGCGGCGAAATGAAAATAACGATAGAGGAATCACGTAAAAGCGGCACATTTTCTGTATACCAGTCTATTGAAGATACATCAGGCGCATTCTATGGGGATGCAAGGGAGTTTTATAGTCCTAAATCTAACACTGCTGAGTAGCCCAATTTCGTTATTGACATATACTACTTATGGTGCTATACTTACAAGCACTAAATAAAACGAAAGGCGGTTTACACATGGGCTATACAATATTAAAACCAGTTGATGCAGATGAAATCCCTGACTGGCAACGCAGACCTCCTAAGTGGAGTGATTTGGTAGATGCCGTACTGGAACTACCAGTTGGAAAAGGTATCCCCGTAATATTTGATGATGAGGCGATAGCAAAACGTGCTAGGAATGCAGTCCGTGATGCCGCCAACCTCAGAGAAGGTGAGATATCTGTCAGGACACGCCTAGTTCAGAACAATGATGGCACAACAACCCTGTTTCTAACCAGAGTTAATCCACCAAAACCAAAAGAATAGTACAAAAAGATTAACAACTTAATAACAGCCCATTATTTTAATGGGCTATTTTAATTGGAGGCACTATGGAGTTGAGTGTACAATTTAATGATACGGCAGAGAAAGAAATTGTATCCCTGGTAAAAAAGATGGAGCTACTGCCCATCGTGGAGGCACTGAGGAATGACAGCAGTCTATCTGATGACCTGCGCAGGTCTCTATCATCTATGCTTGAAATCATTGTGGATATTTTTTCTTCTGATTTACCTGCTATAGAAAAAGACCCCGAAGAAACCCTGATGATTGTTAGTAGAGATATCAACTTGGCACGGCTGCTGCGTGAACGTGGTCTCTTCCGTCTATACCAATTGGCTAATGAGCGTGTTACTGTCGATCCTGAGACTGGTCAGCAGTCTGATGATGGTGTGCACATCCCCCTATTTATGTTGATCACAAACCCGATGACTAGCGCAAGGTTTGCTACCCAGGAGGAGTTTATCGGGTGGTTCTGTTCGGAGGCACACGTTGCCAGATCAATGGTGTTTGGCAGGTTCTCTACCATCGACAGAACCATGTCACTTGGGTACAGCCTGGAAGATACATTTAATCTGGTAATGAAGAAACCCTATGCTATCCGAGAGACCCTGAACCTAGTAGCTGAGTGGGAAAAGGGTGAACTGGTCAGCATCAATCCAGATGTGGCTGTACAAATTGCCAGGAAAATCTCACCTGATATAGCAGACCAGATTGAAATCCTGGCAGAGCAGGTGAAAAAAGATGACAGTCGAATGCACGAGTTATCAGATGCTATGAAACCTGTGATAGCAGACCTACTGCAAGAAGTAGCAGACCATGATCGTGCCAAAGATGCCCTGGAGTTTGTGCGCTATGATGTATTGGGCAAGCCGGAGATCGAGTATGAGTGGGATGATGACCTGGGAGCTTTGGTGATCACGTTCATTCAAAAGGGTATTGATGATACTGGTACTGAGCACATTATGGATGCTGTCAAAATACCTTTCGTTCCAGATATCATTACCCTGCCAGAAGAAGTCAAGGGAGACCTGATCCGCAGACTTCCGGTAAAAAATAAATATGTCTCTTGACACAATTCAATATCTATGCTATAATTACAGTACGATAAATTGACAAGGAGAATAACTCTATGACTAATCAAATTGTACAAGGCAGAAACTTTTTACGGGAATATTGTACGCTGACTGGCTTTACCATGAGTGAAGCCCTCACACAAATGCAAGCTGTGCTCCCTCCAGCCGCATACAAATCTATCCCAGGGAGCAATGCCGACCTAACTGACATTGATCCTAGCTACCTGACTGAGTGGGCTACTCGTCTCTTCGGTGCTTGTGGCATCGGCTGGTTCTATGACTATGCACCTGAAAGCCTGTCAATCGTAGCTACTGAAAAGACAGCAAAGAGTGGTCGCCAGTACACTAACTATGATGCACTTATCACACGCCTGGAACTGGTATACACCTACTTTGACAACGATGGAAACCAGCACTTCTCTACACCAATCGTTTCAAATGGTGGTAGCGGGAACGAGGATCGTGGCTATGCTGTTCGTGGTGCAATCACCAACGCTATCGGTGCTGCATTTGCTAAGTTGCTGTGGCAGCTACCTGTATACAAAGGTATTGTTACCCACCAGAACGCTGCTGAGAAATACAGCGCACAGCAGAAGAAAGCCGGAGTCAGTGGCAACGTCAGTGAAACCAGCAAAGCTGCTGAGGTAAAACCAGAACTCAACTTGAGCCTGAAAGTTCCAGAGAACACGAACATCCCAACGGGTGGGCAAACTCTAGAGGCAGTCTGCAAAGACAAACAGTTTGGTGAAGCCACCCTGACCTTTCTGGCGGGAAGACGACCTAACGTAGCTGGTGTAGTCTTTGATCCAGCAGATGACGAAGGCAAGCTGATCAAGGAGACCTGCAACGAAATCCTGGACTCAGGAAACTACGAAAAAACAAGTAAGAAAGCTAAGTAATGCAACTAGCCTGGGAGAAATCCCAGGCTTTTATTTAAGTAAGTGATCTTCTGGTGACAACAAAGACCACCGCATAGTAATATTCCCCAAGTGCAGAATATGGTAAAATAGTGCAGAGGCTCAATGTCAGAGAGCCACAAAAAAGACCACCCACCTGTGGGAAGTGAGCAGTCTTTTTGTAGAGAGAACCCTATATATGGGGGTAATGGCGAGGGTGGGACTTGAACCCACAACCAATGGCTTATGAGTCCACTGCTCCACCGTTGAGCTACCTCGCCTGATTTTATACCCCTATATATGGTGTTCTTCATCCCCATAGACCTATCTCATCCCACAGGTGGCACTACTTTTCCAGCCTTCGGAGGAGGCCACCATGAACGTAGAGCAAGGGTCATCAAAACAAGAAGAAGAATACTATATAGAACCGATGGTAAAAGCATTCCTTTTGGACTGCAAAGCACGTAGTCTCGCCAGGGGTACAATCTACTTCTATGAGACAAAGCTATTCCTGTTTGTCAGGCACTGTGCACAAAACCAACTGTGGAAATTCACAGACCTGAGCACAGGCGATGTGCGTCAATTCCTGGCAGATATGCACGACAAGGGTCACAACAAAGGCGGCGTATGGGGCATCTACCGAGCACTAAAAACATTCCTGTTCTGGTGGGAGAACGAGGTCGAGCCACCCAACTGGAAGAATCCAATCCGCAAGATCAAGACTCCAGATATCCCTAAGGAAATCCTCGATCCTGTAGAAATAGATGACCTGGACGATCTGCTTGACGTGTGCCAGCGGGGTACATTCACAGGGGATCGAGATCGTGCTATCTTCATGTGCCTGTTTGACACTGGTGCACGTGCACAAGAGTTTCTAGATATTGACCTATCCGATGTTCGCATCACAACGGGGGAAATCACAATCCACAGCGGCAAAGGGGGAAAGACACGCCAAGTCTACCTTGGCAGTAAGAGCCGCAAATCACTTCGAACCTACCTGAAATACCGAACAGATTCACAGCCAGCTTTATGGGTCACAGACAACCAGGAGGATCGCCTAACCTACTGGGGTCTCAGGCAGATTCTCAGGCGCAGGTCTGAGAAAGCCATGCTCACCCACGAGCTAACCTTGCACAGCTTCCGCAGAGGCTTCGCCCTGAACATGCTGCGCAATGGGGCAGACATCTATGCCATTCAAGGACTCATGGGACACGAGACTCTAACCATCCTGAGCCGATACATCAAGCAGACGGATGCAGACCGAGCAGCAGCCCATAGACTAGGATCACCTGTTGACAACAAATAACCTATTATATGAAGAAACCCACGCCTAAAAGCGGGGGATTTTTTGTTTATGCTACCTGTCTTGATAGTATTTTGACTGCATTTTTGTATGTGTTATCCAGATACTTGTTTCGATCTGGTTGTGTGATATAGTGCATTGGTTTCTCTTTCGAGAACCTCTCTTCAATCTGCTCGGCACTCCACCCATTGATCACTAGGTGCATCACCAGTGCAAACTCTGCCTCAGACCTGGATGGATAGAACTTGTTCTCAAGGATTTCACCTGTCCTGTAGTCAATCATCGGGATGCGCTGACCAGTCCTGGCAAACCTCAGTGCCTCAAACAAGCGGATCGCTGGAGGGTTTGCTCTGAACGGTCTGTTGCTGATATCTTTGATGCCTTGCTTGCCCTGGTAGTCTCCCTTGACTCTGGTGAGGACTTGTAGACTTGACCAGAGCACAGGTGGCTGTATCTCAGCAAACGCATCAATCCCACCCTGGATGAACTCGTACTCACCCTCCGGCAGCTTGCTGCCTGGAGCTAGAACATAGGCAGGTCTGCGCACTCTTAGTTCACCATCACCGATCTCAGGAGGAAGCTTGTAGTATGCCTGGGCATCATCGGGCACGTCAAAAACTTTCATCCAGAAGTGGTTGGTCTTGCGCTTCGGTGTGCGCACAACTGTCACCCACTCCATCAGCTTCATGTCATACAGCAACTTGATCACGTTGTCCCTAGCCTGATCGCTGTCTGCATCAATCACCAGGAAGCCATTCTCGCTGCCAGTAAACAGACCGATATTAGAGTCTTTGCTAAAAGCGTGTGTCTTTTCTACTGATGACAGTGAACAGCCACGCACAGGCTCTTTGCTGTTTGGTTGAAGCGGGAACAGGATAAAACCAGCTTCTTTATATTTTCCAACAAGTTCACGAATGTCCATGTCTCCTCCAGACTTTGCACGTGCAAACTATATCTCTTCTTCATCTTCGGTATCGAGAGTGGCATATGCATTCAGGTTGTACTTCTCGATAACAGGATAGTCCTCTGCCTTGATCTTCCCGATGCGAATGTGCTTCAACGCACGGTTGATATCCAGGATTGTTTGGTGGTGAAACTTCTCGAAGTCCTCTGGAGTCTGATATCCGTACAAAACACTCAGATAAAGACTGCGAGACACATTCCAGTTTACTTCAAAGATTCCCCTGGATTCATTGAACACAAGCTCAGGTTCAAGTGTAGGAAGTTCATTGTTTTTGAAGTAGCTAGTCATCCTGGTGATATCTGTATAGAACTTCTCTCTAAGTTCATCATCTTTTCTACTGACTACAATCTCGGCAACTGTGAAATCATCTTTCGATACATACAGCAATATACCCTGCTGAATACCAGACATTTCCAGGTAAGCATAAAGCTGTAGCTTGTTGTGATTGTAACCTTTGAAGTTACCAAACTCATCACGATTACCCTTCTTCCAGAATGCCATCGAGTTGATTGATTTCACCTCAACAAGCATCGGTTCTGGCAATCCATGCGGATACATTTCCTTCAAACCTTCCAAGATTGATGTAGCCTTTCCTTCGAGCAGACCATCATCCAGACCAGCACCAAATTCTTTTAGGTTCTTATCAATACTGGCTTGTACATCATCCCAACCAGAGAAACCACCCACCAGGGCATCCAACTTACCAACAACCTTCAGGTGATCCTCTGTCTCAGACAGCTCAAGCCAGTCTTGTGTACTCTTTAGGATACCCGCCATCGCCAGTGAACGAACTACGATAAACTCAATGACTTTTCCAGCATCAAAGATGCGCAGTGTACGCTCATTGAATGGGTTGGTTATTGGAGTCCCAAGCATAGACTGGTAGCGATCTGCAAAAGACATACCGATCTCAGATGACCTGATGTAATTGCGATACTTCGGAGGTCTTTCCTCCCTAACTACTTTGTTCCAGTGCTCTTGAATCATTTGCACCTCTGCAAGTAAGTCGGTGTAAACCAGCTAACGAAGTCCAGCCTCTTTGGTGGGTTAGACATCCACGATGTGTTAGGCTCTCTGATGCTAAAACACATTCTAACAGTAGCCAGATCGCCTATAAAAATTGACTGATATTTACCACTACCAGACAGCCAGCTTATTGTCTTTGTTTCTTCTACTTTTTGTGTAAGATACAGCAACTGGTTTACATCTTCTGCAAGATATGTCAACACAGCGTCATGTTCTCCAGCAGCCCACAGTGCAGGGGCTTGCGCCCCGCCCATATCCGTGATTATCCGACCATTTTTAAGGGCTACTTCATGCTTCTTGCCCTCCAGACCAGCACCACGACAAGCTTTGTCTAGTCCAAGATAATGACCCTTAGTAAATGTAACAATTAGCATCAAATCAACATGCTCCAACACCAACTTGCTACAGTCATCAAACCTACCAGACTCGTGGGCAAGAACCTGGAAATCAAACCCACACCCGTTCCACGTTACTATGGTAAAACCCTGCTTTGTCAGGTCTACCAATGTGTCAACAAGCTTATTTGCATCTTCTCTCACCATACCGCTGTGATTGTAGAAAAAATCAGGTTCTGTTTTGTCACTTCTACGGATGGCAGCGCAGGAAATCCCTAGCTTACTATAATCCACTGCTTCATCTGGCTTCATTTCTCTCAGAATCTCTAAATCGAATGTAGCTATTTTCATCACACTCTCTCCCGTTATTTATCGTCATATAAGTATAGCATACTTTTGGTCTTTTGTAAATGGTACAGTCGTGAACTCTAATGCATCGTGACTTACACTGCCCACCCTGTGCTCAGCTATGTCACAATATTTCTGCGAAGAGTCTATCCCTATGTAGTTTCTTCCTGTCAGCTTTGCCATCTTTAGTGTTGTGCCAGAACCACACATGGGATCGAGCACAGTGTCGCCTTTATTAGACCACGCCAAGATGTGATCCAGTGCAAGCTGCTCAGGGAACATAGCAGGGTGATCAATCCCCCACTCCTCTGATGTGTTTCCACCACCCAGGCTGTATGTCCAGATGTTCTCCATCATCACGTGATCCTGGAAGCTGTGCACACCAAGAGCCTTGAACTCTCCCTGCTTGTTGCGGGTGAACTTCTTTGTCCTGAATGTTCTGCTGTCATTCCATTTGTTACTCTTCGGTCTAGCCAGAGCATTAAATGTCTTGGGCGTTCCCTTTGAAAACACAAACATGTACTCAAACGCCTGTCTAAAACGTTTCTGCTTCATCCAGTCATTTGGTACTGGGTTTGCTTTGGCGTAGATCATGGTATCGTGCAGGGTGAAACCAAACTTAGCAAAGGTAATAGCATGACGAAAGCTGGTCAACGACTCTCCCTTACTCTTGACGGTATCTCCAACAACCCACACCACTACCCCACCCTGCTTTGTCACCCTGAGTAAGCCAGTTATGATTCTTTCCAGGTCAAACCTGTAGCCATCATATGTTCTGGCATCGTCATAAGGTGGGCTGGTAACTGTCAGGTCGATAGATTCTTGATCAATAGCTGTGTGCAGTAAATCTGCGGCATCACCACATAGAATGTTGTTCATTGTCCTTTACCTTTTATATGACTTGTTGGATTGCTCAAAAAGTTTTTTACAAACCAGTCCCAAAGCGTAAGGGGTTCTTCTTCTGAACTCGCAGAACTGTCACGCTCAATCTCATACTGTAGCATTGTCTCATCAACGTAGTCGTGATGCCCACCTTGGTACGGGTATGGGTCATTATTTTCGATGGGATACGGATAAGCATCTTGGGTTGCATCCGGTTCTGGATATGGGTAGACATCCTGAGTTGATGTTGATACTGGTGTAGCGTATTTTGTTGGTGTTACATACGGAACAATTGTTTCATCTGCTGGTGCATTGGTAGGAGTGCTACCTGGATCATCGTAAGCACCGAACACACTGGCTGGCACAAAAAACAGCAACATGCACATAACAGCTAAAACAGAAGTAATAAGTAGAACTAGTTTTCTTGACATAAATCCTCCTATTTGCGAACTATCTCTTTGCCAGGCCAGTAGATGTGCACAGGGATACCCTTCTCTACGGCTTTCATAATCGTGTCATGAGTTCCATTTGTTGGGTTGTCAACATCCATGAATGCAATGACAGCATCAGCGTCATTTACAACCAGAGTATTCCTGCGCATACCAGCTAAAGCGTCATACTTCCTGCCGTTTTTCCTGGTCTTGATTACTGCATCTGGACGTGAAAGATCATCCCAGTAAGCTGGATGTACAACGGGTACAGGCAGCTTACGCTCGTTTGCCCACTTTGCACCAATCAGGTCTGCACCCTCAGCACCACCTGTGACAACGATAAATGGGCCAATTAGATTCATATACTTATCCAGTACATCATAAGCATATGCATCGTCTTTGAATGTTCTGCTTCCAACAACAGCTATGCTGAGCATTTTTCATTCCAAACAACGTAAAACTTTGGTGGGTTAGAGTCTACTAACTGCTCCTTACATAACTCCCAAATCTTACCGCAGTCGTCACACTGCCACACTGTGCCAACGCCCATCCACGCCATAGGGAAAGGCTTTTCACAATCATGTTTTTTGTTTGGTGAAACAACTTTTAGAAATGCCATCACGCACTCTCCATGTTATAGGGGTAAGACCCGTATTTCTACGGGTCTACTCTGAACCACCGTCTGAAAGATACATATCACGCAAGGTGATGATGTCTGTGTTTTTTACAAAGTCCAAGTCAGCAATACTCTTGACCCAGGCGTAAAACCTATTCTGTGTTGGTGTGTTCAACCACTCCGTGTGCACCTGACGACGACGAGCTACAACGTCCTTCAAGCCACGAAGCATCTTCCAGGTCTTGTAGTACAGGAACTTGATCTTGAACTGGAAACCATCTGCACGCTCCACAACAACACCTTCGAAACGAGAACCGTTTATACGTCCAAACTCATAGTCATTCTCTGCACTTTCAACGAAGGCATAGAACTCTGCCCAGTTGTTGAACACATCTACAACAGGCTTGCAGTAAAACCTAAAGTAGTTAGCCACTGCAATCAGGTCAGGATATGCGTATTTCTGGAACTCAAAGGTACGATAAACAACATCCAGAAGAACAACGTGTGGGTGATTGTACTTGATGATGTGTGGATCATTGACAGGATCAACCACTTCGAAAACCATAGATACGTTGTTTTCTTTTAGGAAGTCCTTCAACTGATCGAAGTGCTCGGTGCTGCTCAGGATATCGTAGAACCACTTCTGGTATTCTCCCTGGTTAGTGCTCTTGGTTGCCACAAACAAAGAGTCATCCTCAGAGTTGTATCCTACAATACCCAAGTACCCGTTGATCTTCATGTATGCCACAGCAGGAAACTGCATGGTGCGGCGCAGGTTCTCAACTTTGGTCTCATCACGCTCACCCAGGTTGAAAAACTTCTCGTAAGAACGAGCGACAACCTCTTTTGTTGCAACGTTGACGAACAAACCACGAGCCTTGGTTGTGATGTCATCCCACTTACCTTTCAAGAAAGCTTCACGAGTGAAGTTGAAAGAAGAGATATTGTTGCCAAGGTCTTTCTCGTAGATGTACTTACTCTGGCGCATTGCCTCGATGATGTCAACAGACTGGGTGTTCACTTCAATAACCTCGTCACTACCACGCTGAGCAAAGGTATTGTTTTTGATCTCAACTGGGCTAAATCCATCATTGTCCAGGATAACCGCACGGAACATTCCACCAAACTCTACCTTCTCGCAGATGTTGAAGCAGCGACCATTCTGAACTGGTGATGATGCAATGTTTCGATGACCGTGCACCTGATAGAAGTTGTCTGGAGTGTTTCTCATAAAAGACTCTTCAACAACATCAACATCCTCATACTTGCCAACACCCTTTATCATTTCATCTGTAGCTGTAAAAGGTGATGGGAGCACAGGCAGCCCACCGTGACAGACAAAAACAACTTTTCCACGATACTCGTAGTATGCCATCTGACCCAGGCGGCGGTAGAACTCACGCATCTCTGACTTATCAACACCAGCATTGATGAACTGTGGTTTGGTAACGTGCTCAAACTCTTTTGACTTAGCCTCTTCGTTGTTTGCCCAGTACCACAGCCAGCGTTCGTGGTTGCCCTCCAGAAACAAAACGTTTGGCTTACCTACGAACTGCTGCAAGAAACGAAAAGTCTCAACATTCTGGATACCACGATCAAAGTAGTCTCCAGTGAAGATATAGAACTCATCTGAGTTGAAGCCAAATGCATCAAAGTAGTCTACCAGCGGATCAACACAGCCGTGTATATCACCCAGGTGGTGGATACGATTCCACTTGTTGAAGTCAAAAGTATTTAGCTCATGGAACAAGCTCCAGAACTCTTCTGGTGTGATCTGCTTTGTCCAAGTAGGAGTTGGCTGTGTCTCGATTTTGCTAACCATTGTCAAAATAGCATCCTCTGGAACACGCTTGTGCACAGGTCGTGCAGCGTTGCGGCGAAGAACATCGTCGGTTGGGATATCAAACTGAACTGTGTATGCACGATAGCGATAGTGTTGGCACAAGTCCTTATACTTGTTGATCATTCCAGCACGTGCGTGTGTAGCATCGACAATCGTGAACTCACCACGTGCCATACGCTCCTGTAGCAAACCAAACATCCAGTTCCACACCTTGCTGTCGTTCTTGTTTGTGATCTCCAGTTCCCCACGAACGTTCAGGGTTGGAGACTGAAACATCATACGAACATCATCGGCAGAGATGGTGTATGGCTGCAAGCCGTTCTCAGCGATCCAAGTTGATTTTCCAGCACCTGCTGGTGCACGAAGTAAAATAAGATTACGCACTATATTTTCTCCTCATTAGTTAGTACAATAATTATAGCATAAATATTGTACTACGTCAAGACTAGACAGCACCGAAGATAGGTTCTCCTACCTTCTCTGGCTCTCCCATCATGGACTCCATCTCAGGGACAGGCCAGTTCTTCCAGTCATTCATAACTTCATCATACGGAACAAACGTATACTCAACACGTTCAACCAAACCATTCTTGCGTAGAAAAACACGGAAAATTGCGCCACCAATAACAGGCTTCAATGACTTGCGCTTCTCGTAGCTGGTCAAACCTTCGAAGCAACCTGGGTAACAAGCAACCATGTTGCCACGCTGGAACTTGGTCTCAACATGAACATGACCAGCGATCAGAAACTGTACATTAGGATTCTCGTTGTTTGCAATCGCTCTTTCTAATTCATCGTAGGCATACTGTTCCATGCCCTTCTGCAAGCGTGTGCTCAAACTGTAGCCAGTACCACCACCAGGATGCCATAGGCGCACAGCGATCTTATCTGTAAGCGGTATGTCAGCTACATCATATCCCAGGTACACAACATCATCCCTGATCTGCGCTAACCTGTAGATTGGATCAATTCCTGCGTTGGAAACGCACCAGTAGTCGTGGTTTCCACCTAGCTTATAATACTTTAGACCAGGAAAATGCGGCGTGTACTGATCAGCCAGCCACACCTCGCCCATAGCTGTTCGTGCATAATCGAAACGACCCAACGGCCTCAGTGATGGGATAATATCAAACTCCTGTCCACGATAGCCACCCACGCCAATTGTCAAATCACCAGGATCGAACACCACACGAACACCATATTCTTCATAGGCTAACTCAATAAACGATGCTCTTGCAGAAGGCTGTGCAAACAGCGATCCGGCATGCAGGTCTGATGCTATAGCGAATGAGATCATACTGGCTGAGCCTTTTGAAATGGCTTTCTTCTGGATGTCCACATGAGGACGCTCACGGTTTCCAGCTTTGAAGTGATCCCTGGTTTCTTCAATAACAAACCCCTCATGCCTCATACGCTTGATCAATCCTGCCGCTGCACGTGGAGCAATCCCAAGACGATCCGCTAACTGTGTAATTGTCATGGGCGATTTCTTTAGCATGTTGTAAAGAATTTCAAAGTCAGGTGCTGGCTGCTCTATCTGGTCTTTCTCTTCTCTCATCTCCTGTAGTCTCCTATTCAGTGATACTGAGTTCAACCCACCCAGTTCTTTTGCTAATTCGTCAACACTAATGTTTTCTTCATACCGCTTTTTGTAAATTTGTTCACGTTCATCTGCATCTAAGTCAGCCCAAGCTGGCATTCTATCCTCCTATATATGGTATGGTTCTATAATTATAGCACAGATATGGGATTATGTCAACGCTAACAAAAAAGGGTGGCGTTTTCAGCCACCCCTTGTTGGTTGGTGTTCATCCCCCTAGCCAATTCCATAGTCTGGTTTCTTCAAATGCTTTATTAGAAATTCATGCAGGTAGTTGCTGCTTCTTCCAATCGTAAGTCCACTGACTAGAATACCTAGCCATGAAACAGTAAATGGGTTAGCTGACTTTACCATATCTGATATTACTGCCCCAACAATATAGATCAGATCAATCTGCCAGTAAAATGCAAAACCTACACCAATAGCAGCAGCTACATAACGAAGCATCCACTTGAATGGTTTAATTTTTTCCATTCCTGGAATGTTGTCAATGGGTGTGCCGAGTAAATACTCTACCATTGTTTCAATGAAGAATGCCAAAGCAAAAGCTACCCCGATATAAACGAGAGTCTGTACAATCATATTAGCCTCCTCACAACAAAAGTATTATGCAAGCTTTAGTGCAGCAACCGAAACACCTGATTGCACACTAAAATTAACCAACACGGCTTCATCCAAATCTGGTGTTGTAGAATCCTGACTATAAACACTTGGAGAAAATGGGCCGATCATCTTGTCACCTGTTGTTGCTGGAACAGAAAATGTCAAATCTGCTACTACCAAACCTTCTACAGTAACAGGAACATCAACCGTAACAGTGCATGCTGAGCCACTCGTATTCTTTACGTGCAGAAAAACCTTTCCACTTGAATTGTCAAATGCGAACCCATCTACTGTTGCAGCGGAATAAGATGGGGTAATCCCCGATTTCGTAATTGATTGAACTGCTAGTTGTGTACGTGCCATAGTAATCCTCCGGCTAACTTATCAAAATTTGTCCATCATATCTCATGGCTGCATACTGCTTTTTTCCAATGCGCAGCCAGATATTATTACCATCTATAACTCTATCCAGTGCTTCAACAACATCACCGCTTCTCAATGTGAACCACACTCTGCTTGGTTTATATACCGTTCCAGGTGCTCTGCCATACAGCTTGCTCGGTATAATCTCGTCCCTGACATTTAGACTGCTGGCAGAAACCTTATACAATTTGATTACCTTTTCTGTAGGCTGTTCAGGTTCTGGATCAGGTTCGAGCACAGGGGGTGGAAGTCCTGCCATTGCAGCTAACCAGTCTGGTCGCTTGATAGCTTCGTCTAAATCCCAAAATCCCCAGGCTGGCAGCTTTAGCTCATCACGAGCTACAGTGACAAACTCTTTTATCTGGTCAGCAGTAACCGTCCAGCCGTGCTCAGCAAACGATGCACCAATCGGTACATGCGGCAACTTACGAATTGTATTATATTCGTTCACCATCTTTTTAAGCTGAAAACCTGGGTTGTTTGCAAACATCCAGTAGACTTGTGCAGCAATATGTGTATTCGCAGAGTGGTTTACAAACGCAGAAAACGGGAACTGCGAGTGGTAGGATGGGTAGCGATATGAGCACAGGGCTACAGGAAAACCAGAACCCAGTCCAAGATTATTCATATACTCTTTTGCCAGGGCGTTGACTGTATCTTTTGGAAGTCTCTTCCACTTGGCATCAATGTTAGCAACATCCTCAGCGTCAACCAACCAGTGTGATAGCCCGTACTTTGATACAATCGGTTTTACAGCACGAGCCTGCCCAGTAACGTTGGTTGTATAAACAAAACCCCAACCGCCAACCTCGATACCTGCGTTCTTAAAAGAACTAATAACATAAGTAAGATATTCTGAACTTGCGCTTTTGCTCCCATCTTCATTAATCAAGTTCCAGGGAAATGTGTAGTCCAGCATCTTGATGCTCACCCACTGTGCCCCAATATCTTTTAGGGTTTTGATCGTGCTTTCAATGGGAAGCACCCTTTGTAACTGCCAAATTAGAAATCCAAGACCTATCATATCACCTCTAAGGAGCGTTTATGTGTGGAATAAGAGTAAACAGAAACCACAAAACGATTGCCACAATAACGGGAGAAAAAATTTTGTCAACATACCAGGGCATCTTCTTACTGCTCTCTATGACACTACCTATCTTATCTTTAGACTCTTCATCTTTCTTGTGTGTCACCGATATAATCCCAAGTTCTGCTTTGATTTCATTGACTGAATCAGCAAGCTCACATAGCTGCTTTTCTCTTTCCAAATCATTTTTTACAACTATATCAACAGATGTGCTGAGCACAGCCATCTTTGTGACCAGACCCTCTGTTCCGTTGTGACCTCGAATTGTTCTGCCAAGCTCAACAACAGAATCTTCAACGGATTCCAGACGTTTTTCCATAGCGTCAGTTGAACGAACAATGGTATTTAGTCTATCCATAATCTGAAAAGTTTCTCCTAATGTAGGATATTCTTCTTGTACCATCGTTTTATCTCCTGTTGTTGATTATCTACTATCTTCAATCGAAAAGTACCAGAAAAAGAAAAAGGCTACCAATATTGGTAGCCAGTTTTTATTCAACCTACTCAACAGACACATCTTCAACCGATTCTTTAGGCTTTACAAGCTCTGTTAGTGACTCCTTCAACTGGTCAATTGCCAGGAATGCCGTTTCAATGTACTCAGGTGACTGCGTAATATGCGGTGAAATCGTAAAATCAAACAAGCCACCAGGAGCAACTGCTAAAGTTATCAACCCCATGTTCTCTATAACACTCTTTTGCAGTGCCATGATTTTCATCATATTGTCCAGGGCTGTGCTTACATTGCGTGGATCATCAATACCAAACTCACGCATAAACTTGTTCATAAATTCTTCTGGAGTTACGGATAATTTACTTTTCTTTGTCATTCTATTACTCCCAATTATCAACAATATCCAATGCATACTTTGCAAACTGCAACGGCATCATCTTGGCATCAAATATAGCGTTGATCTGCTCCTTTATCCACCGACTATGCAGGGAAGAAAACGAATCCTTAAGCTCAAATGGATCATCCATAGACTGCACAGGCAATGGTGTATTCAGACCTAATATATTTGTAATATCTACCACGATCCTAGCAGTAGCCTTGTCTACTCCCTTTGTGACCTTTCCCTTGTCATCAATTTCTGTCATCATATTGATAATGAAAGCAACTGTAGCTGCGTGACCAACCTTAAATACAAAATCTTTTACCATTTTCTTCACTCCTTATATAAGATTATATAATTATAGCACAATAATACTTATTTGTAAAGCATTTTTACAGAAAAAAATCCAATAAAACATGTGATAAAAGCCCACAAAAGCATACCACAAGTAAGTACAGCGTACCAGTGAAAAGGCCTACCACCCTGGGTGATCCAAGCAAGAACGTTATACCAATGGTATCCTTTTTGAACAGCCACCCAAATATGGTCGAGATCAATAAGTACCCCAACAGTCCCGCCAATCCAGAAAGCACAAAGTGCCCGAACGGTGATGACAGAAAAACTCGTAGAAATTGCAAGAATGTATACCCCAAAAACAGGGATTGCCAGTAAAGTAAGTAAAATAGATGTAATATCAATTAGTACCTCCGCATTAATATATATCATTCTAGTATATCCCATTGTTCTAACGATAAAACAGTTCCATTTCCATTGATAATACCGTGTGCATACAGAAGTACAGCCACCAGCTTCCAACGCTGAGCATCTGTCATATTAGCAACACTAAGCCCAATCAATGTTTGTAATTCACTAATAATTTTTTGCTTTCTGGTTTCCTTGTCTACAGCTCTAGATTTCCAAGCATCAATTTGTTCGCTGGTAAATACTGTTCCAGATATAACTACACCATCTTGTGTAACTTGTCTATTTATCCACCCGTTAGTAATATCACTACCGATATCAATAACCTCTTTATCATTATCTGTAATGCTGTTTTCAGTAAAACCAATAAGCTCTTTTGTGATTTTGTCTATTATAATATTCATGGTGTTACTTCACTCCTAATAAAACTTTATACGATCAATATTAATTTGTTCATAGCTTCCACCAACAAGATAGAACCTAAGTGTTTTTATAATTGTTGGATACCCCGCTCCAGGAGCAGAAGAGCCTAATTGCGCAGGAATACCTGCATCTATATCCCAAAAGTCTGCATAATATGCTGGTGTAGCATAAACTGTAATTTGAAGTCTATATCTATGACCACCATTTACAATTCCAACACATACTTGTGTTCCGTCTGCTGCGGAAATAGTTATACCAGTACCAACGTACCAGTAAGCATATGTTCCTAAATCCTTACGCTTAAATCGTACTGCATAATACTTATCTGTAGATGTTGGATTTTGTACACCCCACATGCGAATTTCTGAGATAATAGCATCAGCACCCGATGTTCCTGTCATTCCAACATAGTTAAAATCAATCTGACAATAACTTTTTCCTGTGGCATCTGTCCACTGTAAATATCCATTTCCTGAACCATTATTATCAACCATTGATAAGTGGTGTCTGTATGAATTAGATTTATATGTTTGATTTGAAACAGCACTAATTGAAAATCCGCCAGGAGAAGCACCAAAAGAATATGTGCTGCTCTGACTATCATTAAAATCTGCAATATGATTTGTAAAATCATTTTGCCCAAACTCTAATAGTGACACTGGGTAAGCATCAGCAGCAGCTAATGCTTTCGGAAACAGCCTATTATACGATAAATTAGCAATATTTCCTAAATCGTCTTTAACAAAAAGATTATCTGTATAAGCATACAAAGTGGAATTAGAATCTTCTCCGGTAGGAATAGATGATTGATTTACTATCTTTATTGGTTTGCTTGCCCTAATATCATTTTGAGTGATCACAAGCTGACCAACAGCAGTACCATCACTGGCTTTCAAATAAATATAAGGTGCACCAGAATTCTTGGTAACACTAATAAGTAGTGCCTG